TCTAATAGCATTTATATTAGAGATGTCTAAATCGCTTCGACTTAAAAAAATATAATCCCAGTCCATCATTGGATCTGACAACTCGTATTCTCTAGCTAATTGCCCTCCTGCACCAGTTACTAAAAGTTTTTTTTTATCATCCATTTATGTACTCGTTTGAAAGCTGTTTAAAATAATTTAAAAGCGATTCATTTTCCCACGAATGAAAATTTTCTTCAGCTTCTATTTTTGAAAGTTCTTTTAAACATTCAAAATTTCCTAATTGAGAAAAAATTTTGTATCTAGAAATTTTTTGATTATTTTCATCTACAATCTCTTTAGATTTTTCTCTAGTTTTTAAAAAATGTTGCAAGAACAATTGAGAATATTCAGCAGGAGAAAGACCTTCAGGAGGATTAAAACTATCTTGCATGATAGTTCTAGTTTGTTCATCTACTAAATATTGTTCATGTGAAGGATCAATATTAGAAGATTCTTTTGTGAAATAAAAGAATTCCCAGATTGATCCTTTTTCTAAATCGTAATTATTCATCATCGTCATCTTCTTCGCCATCTTCAAAGTCATCATCACCTAAAGCTGGTTTTTCTGGATCTATTTTCATGACGCTAATAGCTAAGAATCTATTAGTCTCTTCTTCGACAGTAGGAATTTTTAAAGATTCCATAACTTCTATCATTAAAGTAGCTATGCTTTCAAAATCTATGATACCATCTTTAAAGTATGTCTCATACAGCACTTTCGAAGATACTACGTTATCCTCTCCTACATCGTAAAGAATAACTCCATTGTCAGCTTTTTCTAGAATTAGTCTAGAAGACGGGTTTTTAATGTTTACTTCCATTTAACTTTTGGGGCTATTGTTTCTAAGTCAAGTTCTTTTTTGAAAAGAATCTCAGATGCTTTTATCTCTAAGTCATATTTTTCACGAGGTGTAAGCTTTGCAGCTTTTTCTGTGGAAGTTTCAACTGTCAATGTGCCTAGAGACTCTTCAAATTTAACTTCAGCTTTGTATTTTTCTATCATTTCTTCTACAGTTTCTTTGCTTGCTTCATGAGAATGTGAAGCAATGTAGATTAATTTTTTGAAAAAGTCAAAAGCATTTTCTCCTGAATCTGCGGTTATTTTCCATAAATCTGACATGTCAGTTGCTATACAGCTATAAGCTTTATTCATAGCATCTTCATCAAACCATTTTTCAATTATTTCGGGGTGTAATTTTTCATGAAAAAGATTTCTGTATCTAGAAAATTCTCTTACTGAAATATTCATACTATTCAAATGCATAATAGAATCTATCAAATACGCATCTAAATCTTGAACGTCTAGTGTTATTTCAGATTCTAATACTTTTCTAATTTTGTCCATATTGAACTTATTGTTAGAAATGTTAGATCTGAATCCATATTTTGGAACAGTTACGCCACTTTGACATTCTACTCTTTCATAATACGCAAAGATAGCAAAGGTCATTCCGTTCCATACTATTCTTTTTCCGATTTTCCATAGCTCTGTTTCATCGTCGAAAATATCTAAAACTTTATCATTTTCTATTAATGTTACAACTATCTCATCTTTATCTTCTAAATACTCAGTAGATTTTAGGCTTATGTCTTTGCCTGTGCTAACTATAGCATCTATAATCTCAGAAAAAATCATGTTAGGATCTATTAGTCCTGAAGCTTTTGGAGCAGCCATAAAAATGTCATCAATAACATTCTCATCTCCGTTTGGAACTCTACGTCCATGTACTACTTGAGACGCAGTAGGTTTTTTCAGTACTTCTTTAACTGTGCCCCAATCATTAAGAGTCATAGTTTCTGAAAGAGCTAAAAAGTTATTTTTCACTCTTAAATGAGAAAGTACTTTTTTCACAGCAGACTCTGAGAGTTGTTCTCCGTTGACATACATCTTGTCTTTCTCTATATCAATGTCCTCTACATTGAATGTTACAGTTTCTCTGCCCGTTTTTTGGCTAATTTCAAACTTGAATTTTTCAAGTTTTTTCAACGTGTCAGCCGTGTTTGTGATAGTTGTTGTTTCCATATTATTCTGATTACTTAAATTGCCTATTAATTAAATACTATATTTTAGTGCTATTATTTATCCAGATTGTCTCCTGTGATCTCATAGAGATATCCAAGGGTACTTTTCCAGAAATTTTTATCTTTATTATCATCTTCTGAATCAATTATATCATCTATAATTTTCAAATAAGTTACAGCTTTTTCATTAATGACTAAACTATGCTTACCGGGAGTAACCGTTTCTATAAATCTAAATAACGGATGTATCATTCTCAATTTAATTGTAGTATCTATACCTTCATCTAAAATTTTATCAGCTACTTCAAAGTGTCTTTCGTAAAAATGAATGTTATCAGCTGAGTGGTAATAAACTCCTAATTTCAAATCTGGATAAACTTGTTTTAGGTTCAGGTACATACTTTGGTGAATTGAAGAAAACCAAGGTGCATCATAAGTTAAACCAAAGAAAATATCATTAGATCTCATTTGCACTTTCATTTCAAGATGATCTTTTCTTATCCAGAAATTAATATACATTGTACACACAAAATCTTTATTTCCTTCATATTGAAAATATGGAGCATTAAAGAAACCTACAGCCTGTCTAGTGTGTTTATCTTTAACTAGAGAATCGTAAATCCATTCTAATTGATTAACACCTTGTGGATTTGATATATTAGAAGTTGAAGAAGGATGAGGTCTAAAAAGCAAATTTCCATAATTAGAATTAGCTTTTCCTGATGGAGTTATCCCTTTCCAGAAAGAAGAAAAATTGTTAATGAAATCGATAGAAGGATCTGCTTTTAAGTACCATGCAAGTTCACCTGCAAAATATTTCCAATTGAATCTTCTAGATTTAAAATCTATGACAGGGTACAATGGATCAATATCTAAAGTAGCTAAGTTAGCTTCCTTAGTTTTTAATCCTCTAGGAGAAGAAGTTTGTCCTGCAGCTTCCAAATCTTCCAAAAGTTGGAATACTTGTAAATTGATATGGTTATACCCAATATCTGATGCTGTTTCAAACGAATCATTTTCGATGTAACTCATTATTTAAAATTTAAGAATTTATTAACTGTATCTAAGATTATATCTTGATCTAAATAAGATTCATCTCCGTTACTGACATTTAATCTCATTTTATTCAAAATTTTACTTTTATCAAAAGCTACATCGAATTGATAAAGCTCAGTTTTTTTCTTTTCAATATCTGCTGAGAATGATTGCCCATCATCATTTTTACAAAGAAACCCTGGGTCGGCTGTAAGAAGTAAAAGATATACAGATGGATCTATATCCATGCCGAATAAACTTTCCATCTGCATCACCCATTCTTCAGGATGTGTTTCTCTATACATTTTCCCGTATACAAATTCACCTAAATGAGCCCTGTTCCAGATCCAAATATCTCTAGGATATCTCATTTTATCGGGCATTTCAAACTGTCGTCTTTGAGATGCTAGCTCAAATTCTTTTTTGAAAAATTGAAATTGATGATCTCTTTTTTCAAAATTAGTTTCGCCTTTAGCTGTTCCAAAATGGCGAACTACATAATTTTCAGCTTGAGATGTCAAACTTTTGATTAATGTATTTTTCCCGCAGCGATCGGGCCCTTCTATAATTAGTAACTTCATAATTATTTTATGAAGGGATTATAAATAGTTCTCATAAAAAAAGGAACCATAGAGTTCCTTTTTAAATCAATTAAGATAAACCGTATTTTCTACCAATAATTTTTACTCTGTATTTCTCTTTACAGTGTTCAAACCATCTTGAAAAGATAGGCCAAGATAATACTTCTTTACAATTTGCTCTATATTGACTCGGTAGGTTCTCCATGAACTCTTGAAGTCTATAGAAAATATCTAATTCATCATATTTTTTTGGATTAGGAAAATTAAATCCTCCTGGATAAGAATTAGCATCATTATAGAAATTGCTGTTTTCATCTAACTCAAACCATGTTGATTTACCATATATCCCTGTTTCAGGGGGATAATTTTGGCATCTCAGACGATACATATCAGGCTTTGTAGTATCATTATCAAGAAATGCTTTTTTAGCTTCTTCTTCACGATCTTTATGAACTTCTATACTTAGAGCAATTTTACCTTCAATAGGTAGTTCTATACGTCGAATTTGATTATCAAAATTCTTGTCATTTAAGACAAATTTATAAGACTCGTCTGTAAAAGACTCAAAAGTTTTAAAATACTTCATGTGTATAGAATTTTTTCTATATATCAGTATCTATTTCCTCATTTTATACACATTTATAAAAATGACTAAAATATTCATTACTATAATAGGAAAAGATCCTATCATATACCCATAAACTACAAAACATCCGCAAGCTATGCTATTAAGTAATCTTAGCATCCACATATCTTTCATTAGCATGGAAACTAAAACTAAGATCATTGAAAAATATCCAAATAATTCAACCATGTCTAAAATAATTCAACTTTTTTACGACCTTTAGAAGCAGGAGAAGATGAACATGCGTCAAATCTTTCCAAGATTTTTTCAGGCAAGAAATCTTCTAGAATTATTTTAGCATTTCTAATATATTCAGAAGGATCAAATTCCCTATTTATAATTTTCTGTATGTTTTCAGGAGTTAATTCTATGAAACATTTTCTCAATTGTTCTTCTGATACACCATACTCTTCGTATTTAAAATAAGCAAAAACATCAGGATGAACAATCAAAGGGATACCGTAAAAGATAGGTTCTAGAACAGCATACTCTATTTTTCCTCTTTCTTCTCTTGTTAAATACCCTGCATAGACACAGTAATCTTGATCTTGATAGATGTCAGATATATCATCGGCAAAATCCAAGAAAACTATCTCTTTTTTAGATCTAACTACATCTTTCAAAAGAACTCCATCGATATTATGCCACACTGAAACTGGATCACTAATGTTACCTCTGAATTGCAATTTGAAATTCAAATCTTTATTAAAGAATTGCATAAAATCTTTTATGATCACATGAGGTCCTTTTGTAGAACTATACCTAGAATTAAAACAGATTTTAACAGGAGCTTCCCCGACGTATTGGTGAGCCATATTGTATGGATCAAAATCCGTAAAAGTTTTTTTCTCTTTAAGTGGCTTATAAAGATCAGTGTTGAAAGGTTGACGACACAAATATGCATTATAATTCTTGGTTTTGTAAAACTCGATAGCCATATTAGTGTTAGTCAGAACTCTGATAGTGTTATCATTTTTCATCAACTTTTCAAATAGATTCTCGTAATTATAAAGCCTCCATGTATGAAATCCATGCTCATAGAAGATAAAATCTTTATCGTGAAATTGGCCAAAGAACGCATCTGAATCTGCTTGAGCCTGTTCTCTTTTGTCAGATTTCACAGATCCTTTAACGTGTTTAGCGTTAACACAGAAAATAAAATCTACATCTTCACAAGCTTCTGCGGTTTGAGAATAAGTGAGAAATTCTTCACCTTCAACTTTACCCCAAGCTTTGTTAATTTTCAGTTTTCCCGATTTTCCAGCATGAACAGGATGAATAATCCTAACATCATGTGCTTTTTTCAAGATAGCTACTAAAGCATTAGTAAGAGTAGTTTCCCCGCCTATCACAGGGTCAAATTGTATAACATTAACCTTCATTAGCTATAGCATTTAATTTTTCTTCTAGAATAATCATCCTCTTAACTGGGATGAAATAAGCTGAGTTTCCAATTTCAGGATCTTTTTCCATTTCAGCTAAATGGCATTCTTTATCAAACCAATCCTCATCCATCAAAAGTTGAGATTCAGGCCATTTTACTAGAAAATAAATCCCTTCCATCTTCATCGTAGCTTCTCTAGAAATATCCATTTTTTTCTTATCAAAAGCTTCTACGTACTCTTCTTGGCTTTTTGCACTAGTGAATAAGAAATTTCCTCCTACACCCAGTTCGATAATTCCTTCTTTATGTAAAGAATCTACAATAGCCTTTCTTTCTAAGAATTCTTCAGTAGTAATACTGTCACCAGATGCATTGATTTCTGCTAATCTTTTTATCATATTTTTTCTATTTGAACGGATATAGTAACTTTAACATTTTCATTGACGTAATCTTTTAACATTCCATCTACGAAATCTATTGGAGCTGTTAAACTAACAGAATTTTTTCCAGTCCTTGTTTCTACAACCATATTGTCTTTAGCTTCAAATATCTTACCATTATATTCTACTTCTCTGAATGTTTTGACTATTCCCATTTTTTTTCTTATTTTAGTATCCATCAAATCCTATGTAATCGTCTTCTTCAATTATATTAACTGTTAAAGTGACATTGCATTCTTGTTTCTTTTCATTATAGTTCAATGAAAGGATAGACCCTTCTTGATTACCAGATCTTAAAAGATCATATAATAGTTCTTTTAATCTAGATTCTATTTCTTCCTTTGTGTAGTTCATATTAAAAAAGTTCTACAGTTTTAATAGTTTGAGCTTTCTTAGGTTTAACTTCTTTTTGAGGATATCCTTTAAAATGTAATTCTTCTGGAAGAGAACCCAAAATATTACAGTAATTAGTAAACTTAAAAGTAGAAGGTGGAAGTTTACTCATAATATCATTATATTGTTCACTAATCCATCGATCTCTTGTTTCACTATCCTGAAGTTTATCAAAAATAGCTTTAAGCTCTTCTTCATTTTCAAAATAGAATTCAGGGTTTTTGAATGTAATCATTTTAGAATCACATTTCTTGTAAACAACTATAGGAGTTCTTGCTACGATTGCATCATATACAGTTTTACCAATATATCTTGATTCACTTTGACCTTTGCCTATGAACACGTAAGCTAAATGTTTATTTAAAAAATCAAAGTATTCTTCAGAGTCTCCTTTAATAAAACCTTCTTCGATATCTACATTTGTCTTATCTTTGAATTTTGTAAGAATTTCAGTTCCCTTTCCAAATATTTTTAACGGAACTTTATGAACATTTTCTTTGAATAAATTATTAAAAGCTTTTGCTCTTGCTACATTGACTGTATCAAAAAATCCAATATAGCAAAATTTATTTTCCAACCCTACTTGTTCAGAGTATCGTTTGTTAAAACGCTGGTAATTTTTCTTAACTAAAAAGAAAATATCATCGGAAACATAAATTGTATTCTCTCTGAATTGTTCAGGAGTTGTCATTCTAAAGTATTCATCTTCTCTATCGTACATAGTTTCAGAAACCCAATCACAAGCTTCTTTAGATCCGTTAGCAAACCAATAAACTAATGAGTAATCCCATTCTTTCCAAGATACTATATCTTCAGCTTTACCTACATTGATAGGATCTCTCATAAATGCTGAATCAGGTTTACCTTCTTCTCTTGCTAAATAACCAGCGTCTAATCTCTGTTTCGATAATCTTCTGTAATCTCTAACTTTAATTTCAGAATCATTAATTCTGACAAACACAGGTCTTTTTAAATCATTTGTGAACTTAGAGATAATTTTGTACATTTTAACAATATTATCATTTAAGTAACCTCCAAAAAAGTTTGAATGTCCAGGATAAGTTACTAAACATGAAAAATGATCTAATTTATAAAGATCACTTTCTCCAAAAATTTGAACAATTTCATGCGGAAAATCATAAGTAGTTTCCTTTTCTTTGATTATTTTCTTTGTAACTGAATCGTTAACAGTGACGATATAAAAATCGGAATCATGATTATTTGATTCGTATAAACTTTTCAAGAATTTAACTTCTGATGCAATTGTACCTCCTCTGGTTGGATCTCCAAATATAAGTATTCCTACATTATTTTTCATTTTCTTTTCATTTTTGCAGTTATGTAATCTATGTAATTATTAGTGAGAGCTATAAGAGTATTCAACACTGGAATGAAACATATTGTTAAATGTAACGTATAATTTTTAGCTATACCGTTCTTCCAAATATTTTTCATAAAAGATAAAGATCCGAGTATCCCATATACGTACAATAATGTGATTGCTATAATTTCAAATTCCATAATAAAATGTAACAAATAAGTCTTTACAAAAACAATCTCGAGATCTTTGTCTCGAGATGCCGTTAGTTTCGTTTAGCTGCCTATATCTAAGCTTACCAGTCTTTTTCCACTCCAACAACTTGATATTGGTTATATTCAACTTTGGAGCGAAAGTTCTGCCAAATTAGATTTTTTTCAAATTTTCTCCTGATAAAATGTAACAAGTTTCTATAACTTCGTCTGGTGATGCTCCAATAGTATCCCATTTTATAAATTCAAAAGGAGAATTATAAAGATAAAGTCTAACTCCAGAAATTTCTAAAATCGGTTTTCTTATATTAGAAGAAATGATCTGTTCAAGTTTAGTGTATAGATAATCTCCTTCGCAAATGATGATTAAATCTTTTCTGATCAAAGTTTCTTCAGCTATATCATGAACAGCTTTTTCACCTGGAGTTTCAAACTCCATTTCAGACCAATTAATTCGATTAGTTTCTTCAGAGTTTTCGTTTAAGAATTCGTTAAATGTAAAAATATGGCTCATTATTTAACTGATTTAGTTTTAGTAATATTCATTTCCACGTCTTTACTTGGCACTGTGCCTATAACTGGAACTTTTGTTATGTAATCTTTTCCACCAGGAATGACATTTTTTAGTAATTTCATAGTAATAACTTTGCCCTTTTCTATACCTCCTACTGGCATCATAGCCATTATGCTATTTTTTCCAAGATCTTCTAATTTTTCTGATCCTGTCAGAGCTTTTAACATTTCTTTACTAGTAGTTCCCGTTATTTGAAATAATCCTGAGCCATCTGGTAAATCTGCTAATTTTGTTAAAGCCATTGTATATCTAGACTCTGGCTTTTTAGGATCTCCCATTTGAACTATGAAGGATTCGTTAGGTTTAGCTTGTTTAGGAATAAATTTTTTAGTCTTCCCTTCGCCCAGCTGATCCATAGTGCTTTCTATACTTTTGTCAAGTTTAGCAGGGTCTTTGAATAAACCAGTGATTCTGGAGAACATTCCAATTAATTTATCAAATAATCCTTCATTCATTGTGTCAGCTCCTTGTCCGTTCTTGAACTCATCAAATGTAACCATCCTAGTCGTATTTCTCTTTTATATTTTCTACTAAAGTTTCTATGTCTTTGCTTGATAGATCTCCAGAAGAATTCTTCTTAATAGCATATATTTCAAACATAAAATCTAGTACTATATAAAATGCTTTAGATCTTTTACCTTTTTCTAGATTATAGAAAGGGACTATTTTTCCTGCAACTTGAAGTAGATTTTTATATAAAGCTTTTACATTTTCTTCTTCAGGTGTTTCTAGTTTATTATCAGCATTTAAGATATAGTCAAATTCACCTTTTTGTGCATTCCTTTCTGTTTCTGATAATTTATTAAAACTTTCTACTCTTTTAGTAATTTCTTCGACAAAGAATTTCAAGTTGTTTTCAAAATAAGTTTTAACTGCATCATTGAGTTCATCTATAATTTCTTCCTCAGAAGGCTTTTTTGAACCAGTTTCAGTAGCTGCTTTATGAATAGTTTTTTCAACTTCTTCAGGTTCTATTATTTCTCCAGTTAAAGGGCCTGTAACTTCCTTTTCGACTTCTTTTTCGACATCTGTAGAAGTAGCTTCAGGTTTTGTGGAAGTTGTCGAAGCTTTAATTTTATTTTCAGCTTCTCTAAAAACTTCTGATTGCATCTTGCTAAAAACTACAGGTTTATTACTAACTAATCTTTTTTCTGTAGCTTCAACTATAGCAGCTAAAGCTTGTTTATACGAAACTTTACTACTTTCTAATTTTTTAGCTCCAGATATAATAAACTCTTTGAAATTTTTCAATGTAGTTTCTATAGCTTTTACTGTAAAATCAGCTTTTCCTTGATCAGATAATCCATTTTGATAAACTAGCAATTTCTGTACTATTTTCTGTACTTTTTCGCTAGTATCATATCCCATTTCTATGAAATCTTTGTTTCCAGTGATTTTTTTTCTTAGAATTTCTGTAGATTCTTTAAAAGCGTTAGGATTCTGATGCATAGTTTTATCTAACGCAGATTTGTAGCTTTTTTCCGCTTCAGCTTCTTGCCCAGCTAACCAATCTCTAGTTCCATTGAACACTTCTTCATCATCAGGATCGGCTTTACCTATAAGCTCTTTTAAAAGTCTTTTCTTAACAGCTAAATTCTTTTTATTCACAAGAGTTTTTACTAATTCTCTATAGTCATCATCGTCACCTGCTACGATTTGCATTTTTTCTTCTATATCTTCAGCAACACGACCTGCAAAACTCCTTCTGAATTTAGCATCTAAATCTTTAGAATTTTTCAATTTACCGTATTCGGCTTGCATTTCTGATTCTAATTCTTTCTCGTATTCGTTGGCTAAACTGTGTATCTTTCTAGCAGTAGGAGAAAGATTCTTTTTTAACCAACTCCATATAGCTCCCCAGAATCCTTCATCTATTCTTCCGGTTTCTTCCATCCAATTGTACACTTTTTCCGCTTCAGGGAATTCTTGAAGAGCCTCAAAATCTTGAGATTCAGCTATTTTTTTGTACTTTTTAAAATCTTCAAATTTCATTATGATCTTTTATTTATAACTACATTGTTGCATAATTAACCTCTCAGCTACTGATAAATCATCAACTTCTTCGATAATTTTTATAGCTTTTATCAAAGTTCTCATGTTTAACTCTAAAGAGTCTGTTTTACTAGCCGTACGCTCTATAAAATTTAGAGCGGTCTTCTTTAAGTAATTAGCAGTTTCAGGTAATACGTTAGGAAGTTCTTTTCTCATTTTAGCTATCATATCTTCAGGTGTTAAAGCTACTTCTATAACAAAACTTCTAGATTTGATAGCATCATCAATCTTTCTTTGAGGTAAATTGCTTATAAAAATAACTCTACCCGTAAATACGAAAGTATTTGGAACTTTTTCATTATTAGATGTTTTAAGAGGTCTTCCTGCTAACCAAGAAATGCTTCTTTCGCCATAAGAATCTAGAGCACCTTTTAATACATTGACAGCGTCATCTGAACCGAAAACACTATCACAGTCATCGAAAAGAACAATTTTTCCATTATTTTCCCATAAAGATGTATACATACCAGCTGCTGTACTTCTACCTTTTATATGAACATAGTCTGCTCCAGATTTCTTTAATTGCTCTGTTACTAAATATGTTTTTCCTACACCCGGAGATCCCGTAATAAGTAAAGAAGGCTGTTTTCCAGAGATAACCATTTTGATGTAAGTTTTAAGGTCTTCAAATATGGTATCAGGATCGCCGTAATCATAATCATCTATTTTCTTTTCTGCACTTTTTACTGCAGGATCATTACTCTTAATCGGTTTTGCAGAGGATATAGTAACGTCTATATTAGAATTTTCAGCTTCTATTAATTCAGGTTCTTGATCAAGAACTGATTGAATATCAAAATTTGGATCAGGTTTTTTAGCTAATAAAGGAATTATCTTAAGAAGTTGTTTTACGCTACCTCCATGATAATACATAGTAACTGTAGGTTTACTAACTTTATCAGTAGGTTTCCAGAAATCTATGCTATATAACTTACCATTGTCGGCGTAATTAATAGCAAATGTATTAAGATCTTTATTAGTAAAAAGATTAGATTGTTGAATAGGTTCACCTTCTCTTTCAAAAGTGTCAAAATCTGGTATAACATATAGTTTACCAAGAGATTTTTCAAGTTCAGGTTTCATCATTTTAGCCAAAGATGACAGCATATCAACAGATGTGCTTTCTCTGATCATGAGTTTCCAATCTTTAAACTTCATTACGTTTTTCTTGTTTATCTATATATCTTTTGCGTCACATAAACTTTTATTCCAACTAAATTTCCAATTTCCACAATCCCATACTCTGTAATAATTTTTACTATGCATTATTTCCACAGCACTCATGTGTTTATTTTCTTCATTGGATATTTTGCTTTTAATAAAATTGAGCCTATGTATTCGTTTTCCGTTTATATTCCAATAAGAAGAAGGAGGGGATATACTATCTAATGAAAACCCTATTTTGTAATATACTGAATTTTCATAAGAAGAATTCCAATCTATTTTTGAAAAAGATATAATTTTATTAGGATCTATAATTTTTTTAAATCTAGATATAAATTTAGAAGCTAAACCTCTTACATTTTTTGAAGTGCAAAATCTTATAATTTCCCATTCATCTTTATTTTTACTAAATCTTGAATGAGAAAAAGACATCACTCCTATTAGCTTCTCATTTTCATAAGCTCCTAGATATATTTTAGCTTTAAAGTTCCCATCTAAATGATTGTCATTTATAAACTTTGAAGCTGTTTTAAAATCTATACTTAATATTTCACATTTCCTAGCGTCAGTTTTTTCAGACTTATTTAATAATGAAAGTATGCGTTTCTTGACGATCTCTTTTTTTTCTACCCAATCATCTTCCCATATATGAAAAATCTTTACACCTTTTTCCAAAAATTTCATAGATTTTTTATAATGATAATTGCAATCTTTGTATAGCTCAGAATGCCAATAAATTCCATTAAACTCAAATCCGATTTTTCTGTTTGGTAAATAAATATCTAATTCATTTTTAGGAACTATAGTTTTAACAGATGATTGCAATATTTCACCCAAGCTTTGTAACCATTCTTTAAATTCTATTTCTAAATTTGAAACATAAGAAGGTATATAAGGGTTGCATATTGGACAAGGAGATACATCAGATCTTAACTTAGAATTCATTGTAGCGCCAGCAACTACAGATTCAATATTACATTTATTACATAACACATTATAATATTGATTTAGATTATTATACTCTAATAATAGTATATCAAATTTGTGCAATTTTTCTATTTGTCTATGTGTAAATGTTCTTTTTAAAGACTCTGATACTTTATTAGCAATTTCTTCAGATTTCATGGGATTTTTATTCCCATATTTTTCTATGTTAGTTTTTATCGTTTTTTCATTAGAGAACATATCTAAAGAACCGTATCTATTTAACATAGTCTCTTCTTTTTTCAATTTAGATTCTTTTCGTTGTAAAGCATGTTTTACTCCCCATTCCTTTTCATTTTTTTCATATATAGCATCTCTTAGTTTACCTGTAAAATTATGACTGCAACCATATTTGCCAGTCATAGTTTGTTTATGCTTTTTCTTAGTAGTCTCTAATTGTGATGTATGCTCTACACCATATTTTTCTTTGGTTGTTTCTTTAATTGAATTTAACCGAGTATCGTCTACACATTTTTTGTTTCCACATGTTTTAAAATATCCTTTACTAAAAGAAATAAACTTTTTTTCTTTTCCACAGTTACATTTTTGAACACTTAAATTGTCTCTTAAATGATACAAAAGTTTACCAACGTCTGAAACATCTATAAATGGAAATAGTAATGAAACTTCTTCTAAAAGTTTTTTATTTCTCTTAAGTTCGTTAAATTCAGAGATTATATTTTTATTGTCTATACGTTTTTGTGTAATGTTATTTCTAAGAGTTGATAGATCCATGTCTCATATATTTATTCTATATATAAAAATGATGCAATAGTTCAAAAAAAGAGGCTGATGATATCATCAGCCTCTTTGAAATTATTTTATTTTCTATTAGATGATAGAAATACCACCAACTCTAACGTGAATTGTATAGTACTGTGTCTGTGGTAATTGACCTGCTTCAACAAGAGCGTATCTTGATTTTACAGCAATTTTCGGAGACATTGTACCTTCAGCTATAGTTTGAATAGATTCAGCCATCATGTAAGGCATGAATTTCAATCCTGGCTCTTCATCAGCACCTTTTCTACCTACAAGGATTCTTGTATCATCGTATCTCATGTTAGGATCTACGTATACAGTCATACCAGCGATAGTTCCAACTGGATATAATGAACCGTTGTTTTGGTTGATAGCGTTAGTTAAAGGAGCAGCTGTGAATTGTGCGTTGTCTTGGATAGCAGTAGCTAATTGTAAGTTAGTAACAACAAAGTTAGCTGGACCTCTTCTACCTCTTTGTGCAATAACGTTACCAGCAGCAAGGATCTTAGATAAGATTCTTCTTTGTACAGTGTACAAGTTTTCGTTAGTAACACCACCAGTTCCAGCAAAAGCAGAGAATACAGGAACAGGAATAGCAACTGTAGCAGTTCCAAGAGGTGTAGATGATGCATCTGGAACAAGGTAAGTAGCAGAACCTGCAGAACCTAAAGATGGGTCTAAAGTCATGTTAAGAGTAACACCTTCAGATTTGTTCATTTGGAAGTTATTCAACCATCCTAAAGAGAATGCTTTAGAAAGGATGTTTTTGTTGATAGATTGTGAAACCTCATTAACTAATGCGTTCTCGATCATAGAAACTACATCGATACCGTATTGTTTGTTAAGGTCTTGGATTTGCTCAGTAGTAACTGAAGCAGCAACTTGGAAAGTCTTAGCTTCAACAAATTTTGTATAAGCTTTAAGACCCATTTGACGGTAATAATTGTTCTCACCTGTACCTCTTTGCATTGCACCAGCTTCATCTGTACCATTTGCGTATGGTCCTGCAAAAGCATTAGAATCAGTATCACCTGAACCAGCAAAACCTTGAATATGATCTTCAAGTGCTTTAACTAAAGAAGGAGTAATACCACCGAATGCAGAAGCACCAGTTGAAGTAAGACCAGCAACTAAACCACCTGTAGCAGCAGCTGCAGCGATTGTTGGAGCAGTACCACTATCTGCGTTAGTTACACGGAAGATTGGTTGTCCATCAATTCTTGAGTATCCTACAAATTTCAAAGATAAATAAGAAGTTGTAGTACCTAATTGATAATCAGCACCAGCAGCAACACTTGAAGTGAAAGCAGTAGTAGTGCTTAATTTAATTAATGTAGGCTTAATGTTTGTATCAAGATTACCACCTGCATAAACATAATCCAAGTATGTAAGAACACCTGTTGGTCCAGACATTGGGATAACGTTAACGATATCAAAACCGATAGTTCTTGCAGCAACTTGAATTGCTAAAGGTAATAAAGATGGGAATTTATCACCAGATCCTTGGTCACCGTATACACCTAAGTTTGCACCTGGAGTAGATACGTTACCCATTAACCCTCCTAAGTTTCCAGCTGGTGGAACACCTACTTGAGCGTAAGATCCGTTGAAAGATTCATTTAAACTATGGTAGTGGCAATATTTAGATAACCATCCTAGTTTAGTAGATTCATTGATCCCTGTTTTAGACTCGATAATTGGAGCCCATGTTTCAAAAATTTGTGATTCATTAATATGCATCGCTATTCTATTTTTTTAGTTTAAAATTATTTGTTAAATCTGCTTAAGTTATTCTTAATAGCTTCTAAGTAAGCTTCACTATAACCTAATGTTGGCATTGAATTGTTAGTATTAACATTTTCATTTACCGATGCAAATGTTGAAGATGCATTAAGGTTACGAGTTTGCCAGAAGTTTTTAATTTGATAATCGCTTTCTAACTTGTAAAACTTAGATTGTGCATTGATTTGCGCTTTGATAGTTGGTTCAAGAGATTCCCATAAAGTTTTATACTCTTCAGGAGCTTCTGTTAACCATTTATCTTCTATGATTTCTGTGTTAGATTCACCGATTAAACTTCTTAATGCAGATCCGGTTGTCTTTTGGTTGCGACCATCTAATCCTTCTGAAACTTTTTGTTTTCTAGCTTCATTGATTGATAAATCAGCATCATCTATTTTTTGTTTTTGAATAGATTCTAGTAATTGATCAACTTTACCAGTTAAAGAATTGTAATCTGTATTCTTTACAGGTTCAGTTTTTACTGGAGCATTTCCAGATTCGTTTAACATAAATTCTGTGTAGTCAGCTAAACTTTGTGTTTGCTCTCCTACATATTCAGTATATGCAATTCCTTTGTTAAGAGATTCGCCTAAATAATCAGCGTATTGGATAGTATCGTTTAAGTTTTCTCCAATATATTCTGAATATTTAATTGCGTTATTAGCTTTTTCAGTTAAAGTCTCTAATTCTTTAGTTGCTTGTTCAGCAACATATTCTGTATAAGCAATTCCTTTAGATGCTTGTTCAGCAACGTACTCTGAATACTGGATAGTTTTATCAGCTTTTTCAGCTACATATTCAGTGTAAGAAACACTTTTTTCTAAACATTCTTTTAAGTACTCGCTATAAGCAATTCCTTTTTCAATTTGCTCTTTTAAATACTCTCCATACTGAATAGATTTATCAGTTTTTTCTGCGATATAATTAGAATACTGGATACTTTCATCCAAAGTTTTTGCTACATAATCTGTATAGTCAATAACTTTATCAAGTTTTTCAGCTACATAATCACCATACTTAATAGAAGAATCAACCGTAGTTGCTAAACTATCTACAAAATTTTGCATTTTTTCAATAGTTTCTCCCATTTCGTGGATTTTTCCGGCCAATTCAGAGTTTTCCGAAAGTGTAGCAAGTTTTCTGTGGATTTCTTCGACCTCTTCTTTTAAGATCAAAGAATACGTATTCAGTTCTTCTGAAGTAACATATTCCATATTATCTGAACTATTTTTATCTTTTGATGTTGTTTTATCTTCTAAATCTTCCAATAGATCAGGATAGCTATTAGAAACGTCGTAAATTGCTACGTTTTCGTTGATGATACCTAAACTCTCGTTCATTTTGGTGAGAACTGCGTTCTCAAACCCTGGATCAGCTACTAAATCGTATGTGAAGATTTTTTTGATTTTTACTTTCTTGTTAGACTCTACAAGACCTGCGGCTCTAGATGAAATTGCAACAGGAACTCCACCTTCTACAAGTTCTTTAGCAATTCTTCCAGAAGGAGTATCTAATAATCTTACTCTTCCTCGAACTTGTCTTTTTTCTTTGTCATATTCAAGTTTTTCAATGACGTGAGAGACTTTGCTAAGAGAAACGTCAAACTTTTCAGGGTGATCTAACTCACCTAAAAGTCTTTTATCCTTGATTTTCTTTGTAAGATAGTCAAGGTGAGGAAGGTATTCGTCCTCTTCATAAATTCTATCGTTGTTATTTACAACACCGAATTGTGCAAAAATGCCCTCTAGAACTATCTCGTTACCGTCCTTAGTGATGTCCAGGTTTGCTGAAGATCTTTCAAGGATTAAAACTAGTTTCTTGTCATTATTCATTTTCCGTTTGGATTTTTCTATATATCAACTACAAAATAAGCCTTTTCTCAAAGGTCCTTTTCTATTACTATATATTTGTGAGTTTTCAGATTTTTCTCAAGAATTTAAAACGTTACATCCACATGTTGGATTTCCACATGTAGCACAAATTTTAGCTTCTGGTGTAGCATTTTGTTGAACAGGTGGTGTAGTATCTGCAATAGGAGTAGTCAGAGCAACAGGTGTAGAAACATTATTTGATTGTGTCACTGCATCGGTAATTTGGTCATTGACTGCACTATCAATTTGTGAAACTATCACTTCTTCACTTCTTCGAATATGATTTCTGTGAGCTAATAAAGCTGTTCCAATACCTACAAATACTATAGATTGTGTAATAACATCTGTATCCTGATTTATGAATACTTTATCTATACATCCTAGAATAAAACATAATGTACCGATAGTAGTTATAAGCACTCCCATAGTTCCGCTTCCGGATGTTTTTCCGTTGTTATTTGATGTTAGCTGTGCAAAAGAAAATTTATTGATGTCATGTTTCATGATACCTTGTTTTTCTTCTATATATCTTTTCACTAATGAAAACTACTCAAGTAAGCATAAAAAAACCTGAGAAGCTTCTCAGGTTTTTTAGTTATCTGTATGGAAATTTATACTTCCAATAACATGTATTTGTTCCACCATTCAGGTTCTCCGTTTTTCCAGGTAGCAAAATTAGACTTATGCTTTACGTAATATAACCTATACGAATGTACAGCATTTTCTGATTTAAGGTATTCTGGCATAGCTTGAGCAAACGGTGTCATGCCATGACTAGGTAATTGAGGTTGATGATATCTGTACCAGTTAATTACAGCTTCTCCGGCATGAATCTTTTTATACCTACGAGTGTATTCTTTACACATCTCTTCTGTTAAAGAACATACCCATTCATAATTCTGTGAACTAGCTTTAGCCCATTGAGTACAAGGATGAGTTTTATATCCTATTCCGTATGGAGAAATATCTCTATTTTCATTGACACGTGGAAATCCTTTAAAATTTTCAATAATGTATTCAGGAGTAATTTCAGACTTTTTACTAATTCCTCTGGATGTGTGTGCTATAGATCCAAGTATTTGGTTATGCTCAGTGATCATTTTAATTAAATGACGATCGCAATGATAAGCTGCACATTTTTTTACGTCAGTATCTAAAACAAAAATATTCATGTATAAAAATAACAAATAATCTCTATTTTGTTACCATCCGCATTGAGATTTATCACATAACTCTTTACATCTTTTTCCTGTTAATGTTTCTGAACTGCAATATCCTCTCCATCTTGTTTTAGAGGCTTTAAATAAATCTAATAACAATTGCTCAGCTTCATCTACTGTAATCTTGTCATCTTTTAATTCTTCAACAATCTTTACAATTTCTTCTTTTTTATTCATAATCTTTTCTGTATTTTACTAATGCCAGTTCTTTTGCTTTAGCTTCTAGTTCTATATCGATATCTAATCCGTAAGTATTTATTTGTTCATATAAGTACTCTGCATGAGCTTGATGATTTACGCTAGAATCTTCATTAAGCTTCTTAGAACTCGAATAATGTGTAAGGGGGCGAATTCCAGAGGGCCATGTAGAGGCTGCAAGCTGGAGAGCAGCTCTCTCCGTTAAACCACCGTCACACATTCTATGATGATGGAAATCAAAAATAATTGGTATTTTAATTTCTTTGTAGACACCGTTGTACAAGTCATTAACAGAATACATACTAGCTTTGTCATCGTTTTCAACGGTGAGCCTTTTTCTAGCACTAAGTTGTAATAAACCAAAATTTTCACAGAATCTTTTCAAAGCAGAAGCTTTATCACCATAAGCACCACCTACGTGTATATTTATAGTATTATAGCCATCTTCTCTGAGCTCCATCATATCCATGATCTGAGCATGTTGATTAAGATCCAAAACAGTCCTTCTTAAAACATCTGGGTTGCTAGTAGCTAGAATATCAAAATGTCCGGGATGAAAACTTAATCGTTGTCCATGATCGCTAGCTAATTTTCCAATTTCTTTACAAGATTTCAAAATTGCATCATAGTTATAAAGATCTTTAAAATCATATTCTGACATCCAAGGGAACAAACATGAACTCATTCTGTATATGAATATACCATTTTCAGAGTTCCATTTTATAATAGTTTTAAGATCTTCTAGATTTTTAAGAGCTAGATCTGCTGCATAATCTTTTCCTTTAGTTAAGAAAGTTTTCTTAATCATACCTCTATTAGTAGAAATTCCTTTCTCTGAGAGGTTCATATTGATACAAGCATATCCTAAATTTAGACTCATAAATTAAATTTTTCGTTAATACTTTTTGTTATATTTTCTATTCCATTTGATATGTACCACACGCCTTTTATTTTCAAATAAGAAACTTCTGAAAACTTATGGTCATGAGTTAACTGTCGTTGTTGATGATTTCCACAACCTGCACCTCCGCCAAGTTTTTCTGTAATTCTCCACACTCCTGGCCAACCGTCAGAATCTCTTCCTTTGTTTTTAGTTCTTTCATCAGGTTCTCCGACCAAAAATTTTACATTTGTTGTAGACCAATAAATACTCTGTTTAATTTTAGGATCTAGCACGCAAACTGAAATACCCTTATATCCAAACTCATCTGCTATTTTGACTAACTCTTTGTCAATAGGCTTGAGTAAATTGGTTTCGAATACTTTTATCATGATCGTAAATTATAATGTAACATAAAATCTTCGATTATGTCACTTGTTGCCATTCCTGGGCTCTCTTTTAAGAAATCTTCTAGAATATGAGTCATTTTATTCTTTTCAGCAATTTTATAAGCTTCTTCGAGAGACATTCTTTCCTGTTCAATAACTTCCGACTCAGGATTATAATACAGATCAGGATCGTAAGAAATAAACTGGATTCTAGCAATATCTTTACAGTGATTATCTCTAACAAAATTAACTGCATCTCTAAACATTGCCGCAACTTTTTCTTCCGTTCTCCTGTAATTTTCTGGTGTTGAATTAGTTCGAACAATAACTTTTAGACCTTTACTAGATGGTGTAGTGAATGCTGCATGAACCCATGGAAGTTTTTTGACTTCTTGTTTAAGGTCGGATGGATTTTCTACATGATCAATATCTAAACAGATAATGCCATTATAGTATTCTAAACCTTTGATAGACCTATGGGTAAATGAACCAGTGGGAGTGAAACAAGGAAGCCAGTCCTTGTGCTTAATGTCATTGTGACATTTTAAAACTCTATCTTTCCATTTATCGGATTTGATGTCGTTTAATACTTTTTCTAAAGTAGTTTGTTCTTTTGGCGAGGTGAATCTTAACCCTCGGAAAACTGTTACAGGTATGTCCATAATATTCCTTTTTTACAAATTTAACAAAAAAGGAATGATATTTATAATGCCTGACAATTATCCTATGCCTTCAATAGCTTCGATTTTTTTAGAAAAATCTTCGTAATCTGTTAAACCTTCCCAGCTTCCTTTGGCTAAAACTAGATATGCTCTATCATTTATTTCTCTCCAACCTAGTATCTGAAAAACTGTTCCGCTTCTGAAACATTTTTCATGTATAGTGACCTCTTCTGTCAATATCACAGAATTTGGAGATTTTTTTATATCTTGGAATCTTTTTATTAATGGGAAGATGCTAGTCATAGAAAGAAAATAGAAATGGTTTATTTAGATTTGTTTTCTAATACAGCTTTAGAAAAACTTTCATAAGACAAAAATTTAGACTCTGCAAAAAGAGCAGGAGATGATACCACTCTAGCTTTATCATCATCTACACTAGGTTTAGAAACTCTTTTGATTCTACTACCTTCTACTTTATAGTCTTTTCCTTTCTTGTCTTTAATGATAACAAATACACCATCTCCAAGTTCATTCTTCTCAATACGTTGAACAGTTCCCATGATTTCACCATGTTTCATGTCTGCTATAACGTCTGTTCCAACTTTTAAATTATCTAAATAATCATTGACTTGATTATCTCTACCGGTACTAGGGTTTTGCTGCATATCATCCGTAGCAGGCACTATTTTTATAGTGAACGCTGGATTGATTAGTCCCCTGCCGGGTAAATTTCTACCTGTGCTTTTTGCTAGAATTGGCATATAAACATTATTTGTCTATATATCTACCTCTTTTTTCTATTTTTCTTCGATCCTCCGTGTGCAGGAAAAGAAGGCTTTAAAGTTTTTTTCTGAGGGCTTACAATACCAGTAGCATGAGTTATCGGAAAGTATTGCTCATTGTTTAATACTCTTTGCATAGCTTCTTGTGGTAAATAATCTGGACCTAGTTCAAGAAGTTGTTGTCTCATCATCCAATAGCATCTAGAGCCTTCTTCTATCCTATTAGTATAAAAACATGAAAGAGAATGTAATTCTAACATTTCAAAGTCATACAATGCAGTATCTAAGAAAAGAACTCTATGAGGATAAGGATTATTTTTGTTGTATTTTAATCCGTACAAAGAGAATACGTACGCATTTTCCCAGTCATTGAGTCTATGGTACATCTGAATTAAATTCTTAATAGCTTCTCCTCTTGCAGGGTCGGACGAATTTGCTTCTTGGTATAAAATAGTACACTCATTCTTACTTTTACCGATAATTTCAGATAATTTTGCAACCATTAATTTAGATATGAAAGTTTCTTCATAAAAACCTTCTGTCATTTCAGCTCTTTTCTTGTACCATTCTATAGATGTCGGGTATTCTTGTGCATCTCTGTAAGATTGTGCTGTGTAAAATACCCATCTAGGATCATTAGTTTTTTCAGCATGTGCTTGTAATATTTTAGCATGACCTAGGTATTTCTCTATGATATTTCCCCAAGAACTACCTTCAGCTCTAACTACTACGCTTAAACCTTTTGCTAGACCACCGATAGTCTCTTCTTTTGACGATAACAACTCATGAATAGGACCTTCCCAGTAGAAATTCATACCTGTTTTCCAGATATTTTTTCTAGTGTAATTTACTTTTCCGTAAATAGTTTCAATGGATATTGAATGAAACTCTTGCTTCAACATTTCTTCTTTATTGAAAGAGCTGTTAATGATAAGCTCTTCATCGGCATCTATCCACATTCCATAATCTACATGTTTTTCTATTTCATTCAATGATTGATTTCTAGCATAAGAAAAATCATCTATCCAGTCTATTTGTAAAAGTTTACCAGGTATACCCTTCTCTTCAAAAAACTTCTGTATTATTTCTTGCGTACCATCTGTTGAGCCAGTGTCTGCAATAACCCAATAATCAATTATTGGGACTACTGAATTTAGTAATCTAAGAATGACATGAGATTCATTCTTAACTATCATGCTTAACCCTAAAGTTTTACTCATTTTTATGTGTTTATAAGCTAATAGCACCAAAACTGATAAGTTCTAGTTTTTGCATAAAAAAAGGATGCTTTTAAAAGCATCCTTTTTGATGTTATTTTTTCCTTTCTTTTATCTTATCTCTAAGCTTAGCCGCTTCTTCGTATCTTTCATTCTTGATAGCATCCTCTAATTTATTTTCTAGGATTTGAACGGCGTCATTTTCTCCGTTATCTATTACGAAAGTCTCTTCTAATGAAAATATAGCTTCTAACCTTGCTGACGATAGTCCTTCTCTTGAAGCTCTTTCTTCATCTGTCCAAAAAATCAACCAATTCCCATAATCTAAACTTTTAGTGTTTTTACTAATAGCGAATTTTAATAAAGCTCTCAGTTCCTCTTTAAGTTCAGCTATAGTTGGAAATCTCTCTGTTATATGGCCATCTTTTTCTTCGAATTGCCATTTAATTTTAAAGACTTGATGAAAGTATTTTATTCTGTTCCAATTGATAGATTTAACTACTTCCTGGATCATCTTCTCATAGTTAGCTTTCATGATTTCAAGTTTTTTTTGTTTTTTGAAGCGTCCTCTGTTCTTTCTATATATCTTGAAATTAATTAGTTCAAGATAAAAAAACACTTTTTAGAAAACTTGATAAGGTCTAAACGCTAATCTGTTTCCAAAAAGCCTAAGTACTCCTGTGCCTGAAGTTTGCTCGATAAAACGTGGAACTATTTCATAAGTAACACCTTCTATAAAGTCTGAAACGTCCATAGTAACATAACCTGAATAATTTAATCCACCTGACACGATAGATATTGCTGATAATGAGCCACCTGAAGCTGTGCAAGATAAGACTGCTCCAGATCCATAGTTGTCAATTAAAGTAATAGGAACAGGCCCATTTGAATATCCTGAACCTGCTGATGCGATCTCTGCAGTAGTTATTACACCTTTAGAATTAGTAGCTATTCTTATTCTACCTCCAGCGCCATCACCGCCTATTTCTGCTTTAGTAGAACTGTAAGGAGTGATTTTAACGTCACCATTTCCACTTGAACCTATACATGTAAATGAAAGTATAGGACAAATGTTATCAGCGGCTGTGTAGTCTGTTGCAGAAGCGCCTTTTGCTACATCTATTGGAACTATCTGAGTTGCAGTTATATTTGCCATCTTTTTTTTGTTTATTTAATTATTTACCTATAAGGGTAGTAATGTTAACTCCAGTGCTTTGAGGATTACGGAGGTATAAACCTTGTGTATAGTTATTCTCGGCGCCTGTGTGGACTAACATTTTACCCATGACTTTCCATCCTAAGATGGGAACTATATTTTCCGTATAAAAACCTACATTAATCTTTTCCTTCAAATTTGATCCATCTGCAGCAACAGAACCTTGCATAACTTTTAAATTATATGGTGAAGCTTTAGTTAATGGATCATCAGGCATGAAAGTTAAAACTTTACCAGTCAAATCTGAAGACCACGAGCCAGATACAATATTTGAGCTTCCTTCCAATCCTTCTGATATTACAGTATTAGAGTAAAAATCAGAAGAAGACAACGTTGTCATATCTTTAGAAAAAAGGAAATAAAACGGCTGGTGATTAGCGTAAAGTTGACTAGAATCTACATTAGTAGAATTTAAAACTTGACTCCACTGTCCAGGTGTTCCTATTTTTGTAGACAGTGGTGTGTTATTAGGATTCAATGGAACAGATAAAAGAATATTGGTCAATTTATCATCTTCAGGTACTATAGAAAAATTTCCAGTTCCTGTGAATATTCTATACAGTCCTTTCTCAGGATCTTGAGATCCAAAATAAATTGTCTCAGATGCAGAATTAGATAAATTATCTACTATTAGATCTTTTACTCCTGAACCTAAATAAGAAAATGATAAAGAATTCTCACTAGACCAAGTATCTGTATCTACATTATAAATAGAGTAAGCATCATCATGACCAAAATATATCTTTCTTTCTCCTGCAATATCAGCAGATCTAGAAGACATGTAATAATTAGATCCTGGTCCTGAAGCGCCTGCTGCAATAGTAGAAGCAGTACCTCCCATATAAGGAACTATCACTAGTCCACCGGTAGTACCAGCATAGACATTACCATTATATACTTCTATGCATCTTACAATATCTGGTGCAGACCAGCCTGGGGTAGAAGAATTAAAAACACTCCATTGGTTAGTAGAATACTCATAAGCGTAAACACCTCCATTTGTTGCAGCAAAAATGATTAAATTCTCATAAGCTAGATCTAGAATTTGATTATGATGTAAAGCTGCTGTATTATAAATGTTGAAATTTTTCCAAGTATTAGCATTAGTATCGTATAAAGATAGACCGTTATCAGTTCCTATAGCTAATTGTCCAGGAGCATACATTTCTAATGAAATAACGTTATTCGAAAGAATTTCTGAATTTTGTGTATTCCATATTTTAGAAAAACCTTCAGTTTCAGAGAATTTAGAAAGACCATTATCAGATCCTACCCATAAAGAATTGTATGAATCTACAAATAATGTATTGATATAATCAGAAGGAGAGTTACTGTTTAAAGTATTCCACAACTTCATATCATTATTATCCCATTTAAGTAAACCTCCATCTGTTGCAACCCACAGAGAGCCTGATGCACCAGTAGCATTGACATATCCACCCCATGAAAACTCTAATTTATTTATGGCTGAGATATCAAATGAAGTTTCACCTGAAGGACCCAATGAAGGTTTATCATAAAGTTGACCTTTTTCAATGTCATCAATAAATGCCCATTCCATAAATTCCGTAGTAGAACTTGTTACAGTAGCTCCACTGCAAAGTGAAGATGATACCGAAGAAGTTCCATATGTCGGTAAAAGGCCTAAAAATTTAACTTTTTCATCTGTATCTAATCCTGCTAAGTCTAATTTATACACGGGATAAGGTACATTAACTACGCTTCCAGGTATTGAAATGTTAGTTCTAGCAGCATTCTGTACAGGAATAAACAAAGGCAACATAGAAATTTGAATCTCTGTTGAAGCACCGTTTACGACAGATAAGTTATCTCTTGAGAACACTATCGATCTAATAGCATTGGGATTCGGAGGACATTTTGATACTAATCTACTGTCAAAATTAGTTAAGCCACAAGGCTGATTAGGAACTGCCACTGTATAGAATTTTTTTTAATATCTTGCAGGGTGCAATCTTCTACGATCACCCTTTATATGTATTTGATCGTCTTCAGGTTTTTTCTCAACTTCTTCCGATTCTTCTGTGATTTCTGTTTCTTCAAGAATTTCAGGTTCACTTATCTCATCTTTCACAGTTTCAGATTCACCTAAATCTTCTTGTTCAGTTTCATTGGCGTCAGTGATATCTTCTTTGACAGTATCTTCATCCAGAAGATTATCATCCAATACTGGAACGATAGGTGAAATTGGTTCTATAGGATCTTTAGTTTCTACTAGATCTTCTCCAGACTGTAAGTTTTCATTGAACTTAATGTAAAAATGAAGAGCTATTAAAGACATGAAAGGTAAAGTCCCTCCTTGTATAAGAGCTAATAATCTTTTATGATCTGTCGGTGTCCAATCTTCAAACCAAGGTTGTAACAATTCTACCCAACTTGTAAACTGATAACCACCAACATTAATATCCTGAAATGTGAAAAATACATTTCCGACTATTTGGATCAAAGTTACCAAACAGAATAAAAGCCAAATAGAGCCTTTCTTTATTTTAATACTAGCAGCAGACACTGAAGCTAAAGCGAAAACTTCTACTGCAACAGAAAGATAAATTGCCCACGAAAAAGGGTTTCCTAAATCGTACCAACTGATAACATGAGATATAGACATCACTACTACCGACAGAATCGGTAGTAAAAATGAATTCTTAATAACAGTTGCTCTTTCAATATTTCTTAATCTTGAAAGAATTTTTTTCATAACATAAATTAATTTTAATCAAGAAACTTATCTACTAAGTTCTTGTATCTTTGGCTTTACAAAATTAGTATGTAAATCCATTAGTTGTTCTCCTCTATCTTTATTTGATATCCAGAGATCGTATTCTTGGTGAATCTTTAGTTTTTCTTTTCTTAAAGTTTCTTTAAAATTTACAGTAACGTTTTTTAAACTGTCTACTTGAGAAACTAGTACAATATTTTGTTTTTCAATTCTTCTTAAACGTCTTCCTTTATTACAAGACCCTATATATGCAAATATCAAAAGTACTGATAATATTTTGACAGCATGTGTCTTAATAAATTCTATTAAAGGTTTCATTTTTTCCATATAGTGTTTTTCCTGCTTATAAAACAAAAGAGCCTCTCTTCTAAGAAAGAGGCTCTTTTATCTTTCTTAGTTATTGTTTTCGTTATTGTTCTCGATAGAAGAATCTGGTTCAATACCTTCACGTCTAGAAGCTACTACGAATTCCTGATTTCTGATCTTATCATTATCAGCTTTAACTCTTTCCATACCTCCTGTCATAGCTTTCAGTACACGGATATAGTCATCTACTGTTTCGAAAGTAGTAGTGTTAGTATTTTTTCCGTTACCTTCAACTTTGCTCAAGTAGTAATAAATAGCTTCAATTGGCATAGCACCAATGTAAAGTTTTCCAGTCTTTAGAGCATCTTTAAGCTCTTTCTCAATCTCAACTACTCCTAGACACTCTGTAAATTTCCAAGTCGCATCATTTTTGTTAAAATCATTAAGTAATTTAATGTCTGATTTGTTTAAATCTATTAAATACTTTTTGTTAGCTAACTCTTCTCTAAGAGCGTTTAATTCATTTTCCGCTTTGATTAGCGATTCTCTTTGAAAATCATTTAATGATTTTTCGTTGTTTGCTGTCGCAGGTGTTTCCATTTTATGTTGTTTTTATGTTTACTATATATCTAGAGCAAGATAGTCTTCAAATGGTTTTGTGTCCCACATAGAATGATATGAATCACAAAGGCTTATGAACTCTTTTTTCTTCTCTTCCATTTCTTCTCCTAGAACTTCTATACATTGTATTCCATCCGTATGAGATATCCAAACTTCTCCTCTATGAACAGGTTTCTGATACATTTCTTCAAAAGCTATAGCGTAAGCAGCAACTTGACATTTGTACTTATCTATAGTTTCTTCGTCTCTAGGTGTTGATGCACTTTTAAAATCTGTTATCACGATATAATCATCGATATCAAGAAAACCAAAATCAGTTGTACCAGCAAAAAGAAATCTTTCTGAATGTAAAAATTTCTCTGTAAATATAACTTTTTTGATTTTATCGAAAAGGCCTGAGTGATAAACGTTATAGAATAAAGATCTTCCCACGTCTACACGATCTTTATCCATTTCATGTAAAAGGGCATCTGTACTTTTACGTTGTGTATATAATAAACATGAATCAGAATCCCCTTTCTGTTTCATACATATCATATAATTTTCCAAAAATAAGTGCATAGCTGTACCTCTTTTAGCGGCTCTCTCCGATATCTTTTGAAGATCTTCTTTTCCAATTTTTTCTTCAAGCTCAGCTAAATGACTAGAATGTTTAAGTGATAACACTGAAGTCACTGATGGTAAGAATAATGCTTTTTGATTTTCACATAACAGAGCATATGCTCTGCCACTAGGCGTATCAATTCTCTGTAAGATCTTTTTCTTTTTTCCCATTAAATGATATTTTTTAGATAATTTAAAGCTAATGCAGTAATAACTAGCAAAACAATTCTCCAAAAAAACCATTTCAAGGTAGTTTCTCTGAATAGAGGAGAGTATACTACTAAATAAGATCTAGAATTTTCAATTTTTTCTATGCTAGGAAAAATTATTTCATGAACACCTAGATCAGTCAAGTACTCATTTATAGGCTTCATTCTTTCCATAGCTAACCAATTTTTCACCATCTCTTCTTCACCAGCTTCTTCTTCTCTTAGAGATATTACAGTATAGATTCTACCGAACCAATTTTTTCTAAGTTTGTAAGTCTGCCATCTAGAATCAGGAGCATTAGATTCTTTACTCAAAACTCTTCTTAAGAAAAAATAGTTTTTTATTTCTCTGAAAATTTTCTTTGTCCTGTTCATGTTGTTTATATGAGTAATTGATGTTTAGTTCTCTTCTGAATTCTCTTCTTTTTTCTCGTAATTTAGGATACTTCTCCAAGCATTAAAAGCTGGTAACAGAACTACAATTCCTAAAACCCCAAAAAGCATTGTTTCTATAGTCAGAGGTTTAGTGTACATTTCAGTCAATAACATTGAACCTTTGACTACTATATAAATAGTTATTAACGTAGTGGCGATATCAATTATCATTTTTTTAATTTTTTCCATTTTCTATTTCATTTTTTTTGGGATGATTCTTTAAAAAGTCTTTAAATATTTCTAACAGTTGTTCTTTAGATTCCCATTTGAAATCATTTTCTAGCAACCTTTTCCAACCACAGGCTGATATCCAGCAATCACATACTAGACATTCTCCATTATGGTCTAAATTACAAGGGGTATGTGAATCAATTCTCATTTAAAGAATTTTCCTTCTCTGATTTCTTCAACGTAATCTTTTCCTTCTCTTGTATATTCTATCACTAGAGCTTTTGATCTACCATAACATGGGTCTCCTCCTAATCTATTTGAAGCTTTTACTTCAAATCTTTCAGAATAAATTTTAGAAGCTTTTTCAGTCACATCTATCCAATCCATACCAGAACCATACTTGGCTTTAGTTATTACCAGATCGATAACAGTAGGTTTTTCTTGTTTTTTAGATTTTTTCTTATCATCATCCAATAATTGAAGTATAGTAACACCTAAAATGTTGATAGTTTTACTACAACCTCCTTTAATCTTTTTCTCTATCCAGAGATTTTTGATTATTTTTTTTGCTGAATGTATTCTACTACGAATAGTGTTAATTTTCAAGCCTCTCTTCTCTGCGATATCCTTGTATTTCATTTTTTCTACAATTCTATCTTCAATAATTTCTTTGTAATGAGCAGGAAGATTTTTTATCTCTTGTAAAACTTCAGAGTATAATGAATCAGACTGGATAGTTTCTTCATCACCGAAAAATTCATAATCATCTTCCATTTTCCAATCATCGTCATTGACAGCTTTAATTGGAATTTTATTGTCTACCATACTATCTAGAGAGTATAGAGAATTCTGCCTTCTGATTTCCATAAGACATTCATTTTGGCAAATTTTGTATATCCATGTACTAAAATTCCATTGAGAATCGTACTTGTCCGCATAAACATACGCCTTCGATAAAGTGATGGCTAATATTTCATCGACAACCTCTGGGTCTTGATGGTATTTTTGGATGAATTTTTTGAGCCCAGGCTTCAGTCTATTATGAAGCAGGGTAAAAGATTTTTCACAACGGCTATCTACGAAATCAAGCGCAAGCTGTTGCAACGATTTTTGTTGTTGTATCATATTCTGTCTGTCTTTTCTTTTTCTGTCTAATTTAAGATAACAAAATCTTAAATAAAAAAGAAACATCGTACAGAAAAAATTCTTTTAAAGAATTTCGATGACCGCATAAGAAATAAAGATTAAAATCGATATTAAACGTAGTGTTTGTAGCTACACTCAAGATGACAGAATCTTTAAAGATTTCTGCTCTATCGTTAGCACATATAGGTTTTTTAATTAATTGCCCGTTCACTTCTAAACTTTCCTTGCTGCTGTCTTCCATACTGAAGATCTTTTTTATAGAAATAATATGGCAGCCAGAAAAAAGTTCTGATCAGATCTCATCAGCAAACTTCCATTTAATACTAGGAGAAAATTTTTGTTTAGTTTTATCTTTTTTCTTCCCATGTAATGAGTCAAACTGCGCTTTAAACATAAAGAAACCTTTATCATTGGCAGCTGGTTGCACAACATACTCAGGTGCTTTGTATTTCTCAGTATCTTTTTCAAATAGTTTAAAATCTATCAATTTCATAAATCTATTAATTTTTACGGAGTTGGATCAACTGATATTTTTTTCTTACTGTTTGCAAATGTATTTAATGCATCTACAAATGCAGCTGATATCTGACTCGTCGTTAATTGTTGTTGAACAGGTGGTTGGTGAATAGTTTGTTGATGATGGACTACTTTATTTTGAGTTTTATCAGATTTCTCATCAGTCTTTTTCTCCTCAGCCCCTCCTCCATTCGATACAACTACTTGTGGTGATGGTGCCATTTCTTTAACTAGTTTCTTTAAAGCTTCCACAAGGCCATCAAATGCTTCACCAATGGATTCTTTAATCTGTTCTCCTAGTGTATCTGGTGACTTCGAAAGTATCGCCAGTGACTTCATCAATGAATCAGTTACCTTTAAATTTTCAACATTAAAAGTATTAACGTGCTCTTTTAAAGTACCCATAGATTTAGCAAAAAGATCAAATCTGTAATGGCTTTGATTTTTAACGAGATTTGAAAATGAAGTTTCAAATCTAGCAAACTTATCTAAGTTAGTAGAAAATTTCTCGAATGCTGGAGTAAACAAGTTGAAAGATTTAGAAGTCTTAGATAAACTATCTGCAAATTCTCCTAATCCTTTACCAGTTTTAGACAATTTTTCTAAAACATTTGCAAATTTATCTAGAGACTTAGTTTTTTCATCGTCTATCTGTAAATCTTTTGTGTCAGTGATAAATTGTTTTAGAGCAGGACCTAGATCTCCTATAACACTTTTCTTTTTCTTGTTATCTTCTACCATTAATTTTTGGAAAGTTTCGGCTATCTTTCCTATAGTTTGAGCTAAAGGCTTAGCTTTATCTGCAATCTCATTAGCTTTTTCTATTTGATCGATATCAAGACCTTGAAAAACTTTAGGTATCATAGTTAATACGTTTTTGATCGTAGTTTCGATCTTAACCATATCAAACGGACGATATTCTTTTATTTTACCTTTTTCATTGTATATTGGGATTCCTCTTTCTATTTCTCCAAATGCTAAGATACCTCCTGCGATATCACTTAATACTTTACCAATTCCTGACACGGCTTGTATACCTTCTTTGACGCCATTTTGAGATACAAATCCATCTGCTCCGTACTTAGCTCCTATATTAGAAAATATTTTAGCTAAAGACATTAATAAACCTTCTTTTCCGGAAACTTTACCATTAACACTCATATCTCCTACTAAGATATTCTGCATTTTTGGTATAACATCTAATAAATTAACTGATTGATAAATTAATTTAGATGGATTTTTAGGGTCTGGAACTTGTACAGGAAAAGTTTCAAAGTTTGCAAATTTGATAACAGCACCAACCACAGATTCAAGCTCTTTACCTAAACCTGATATAGCATCTATACCTTTTCTAACAGGACTCTCTGAGCCTGAAGTAAACCATCCACCTTCAGTGCCTCCATATCTTTCTCCAATTTTAGCGAACATATCCGCAAGAGATAATATAAGACCTCCGCCGGCTATGCTACCATCACCTAATAATGTTTTTTGCATTTTAGGGATAACTTCACTTAAATTGACAGATTTATAAACTAATTTAGAAGGATCATTAGCGTCCGGTATCTGAATAGGAAATGATTCAAAGTTAGCAAACTTGACTATAGCTCCAACTAGGGATTGTAATTCATTTCCTAATCCAGAGATTGCATCTATACCTTTTCTAACTGGGCTAGGGTCATCTGCAGTAAACCATCCACCTTCTTTTCCTCCGTATCTGCGTCCTATTTCAGCAAATACATCAGCTAAAGCAAATATTAAACCTCCACTTCCAACTTCTCCACCACCTAATAAAGTATCCTTTATCTTAGGAATAACATCCCAAAGGTTTACAGATTGATAAACTAATTTAGAAGGATCTTTAGGATCTGGTACTTTAATAGGAAATGCATCAAAATTAGCGAATGCAACTATACTACCTGCAATTTCTTGTAAAACTCCACCTAGACCACTTATAGCATCTATACCTTTTCTAACAGGGCTAGGATCATTAGGTTTAAACCAGCCACCATCGGAACCTCCGTATAAATTACCGATATCCGCAAAGACGTTAGCCAACGCGGTCAACATCGGCGGCAAGAAAGTTTGAATATTAGGGATAACTTGGCCGAATATATCTACTGTACTATATATGAGCTTAGAAGGATCTTTAGGATTTGGTGCAAGTACAGGAAAAGCTGTAAAATCTGAAAAAGCAACTATACCGCCTGCAATCTGTTTCAAAGCTTCACCTAATCCAGAAACGGTTCTCATACCTCTAGATACTGGATCTGCACCTACAATACCAGCTAAGAAACCTAAAACTCCTCCAGAATACTTATTACCTATATTAGCAAAAGCTTCTGCCATTACTGGAATTAATCCTTTTTCAGAAAACAAATCTTCTACAAACCTTGACATGTCAGGTATCTTTGCCAAAGCTTCTGCTGCCATGTATAAACCTCCACCTAAAACTAATAAAGAGGCTCCCATGCCTATGGAGCTAGAAATACCTAGTAAAGTCCAAGGTTCAGTTAAGAATGTCCAACCTACTCCTGCCATAGCAGTAGCTATTGATTGCAGAACTCCTAATCCTTTGATAGTTTCTCCATCTTTTCCCTCTATTAAAAGACCTTGAGAATTTAATACCGATAAAGCTCCTCCGAATGCTAGTATGCCTGCTCCTGCGAATGCCAATGAAGTGCCCATGAGAGCTAAAGAAGCTGTACCTAATGATATAGGTACAATTAAAAGACCCATTTCAGATATAGCCCATCCAATTCCTGTAATAATGCCTGAAAATTTATCTCCTAGTGTATCTACATCTGAACCTACAGCCATTGTAGCTAATTTAACAGCTCCAGCAAAAACAGCAAGTCCTATTGAATATACTAATAAAGTAGTCCCAATCAAAGTCATTGCAACTGAACCTAGTATGACAAGAGGTGACATTAGACCTATAGTACTATAAGCTAAACCTAATCCTAAAATAATTCCGCCGGCTATTTTACCAGCTTCTGAAAGATCATCAAAAATAGTTTGTATCAGTTTAATAGCTCCAGCAAATACCATAATACCTGCTGAGAATATAACTAAAGACACTCCCATTAGAGCTATTGCGCCTGCTCCTAAAATTATAGGCGCTGAAAGTGCTCCTATTATAGAGAATGCTAATCCTAATCCTATAATGATACTTCCGGCTATTTTACCAGCTTCTGTTAGATCATCAAACATAGTCTGCAATAATCTAATTGCGACACCAAATACTAGTATCCCAATACTAAAAGAGAATAGGGCTCCTCCTATTGCAGTGACAGCGGCAGCTCCAGGGATAATAGCACCTGACATACTACCCACAACAGCAAAAGCTAATCCTATCCCCAGTATGATTCCACCTGCGACTTTACCAGCTTGTGATAGATCATCAAATATAAATTGTAAAAGCTTAATAGCTACCCCATAAGCTAATACACCTATACTGAATGTTAATAAAGCAACTCCTATTTCGGCTAAAGCAAAAGCTCCTGGTATTATTGATCCAGACATTAGACCTAACAAACCTACTGCAGTTCCTAGAGCAGCAATAGTAAACGCTCCTAATATAACAGTTTCAAAATCAAAAAGTTTGATAGCTAAACCAAAGATAGCTAAACCAACTGAGAATAAACCTAACGCAACTCCCATTTCAGCTAAAGCAATAGAGCCTCTGGATACCCAGCCTTTACTATCTAGTTTGCCTATTAACCATAAAGCTCCTCCTAGACCAGCAATTACAATTCCACCTAATAAAGCTGTTTCATAATCAAAAAGCTGTAATGCTAATCCAAATATCATTAATCCTCCTGAAAACAAGAATAATGCTATTGACATTCCAATAAGTAGTAATGCGCCTGTTGCTATGTATTTATCGGCTAAACCTAGAATAGCAAATACTAATCCAAATCCAGCTATCATAAGCATACCTTGTAAGATAAGTGCTGGTGTAGATATTATTACAGCTAGCATAAGTGAAGCAAGACCCATGGAAAACGCTAATAACCCTAACCCTATCATTCCAAGAGCTTTAGCACCTTTAGTTATCTGTTTAGATGCTAAACCTATTGCAGTAAAGACTAGAGCAAATGCACTTATAACTGCTACACCTTCGAGAATTTTACCCGGTCCAATAGCCATTATTGCTAAAGTTAATGCAGCAAGACCCGCAGTCAACCACAGTATCCCTTTACCCATTGTTTTAAAAGCTTTAGCACCGTCTTCTAGTTGTTCAGCTTTAGCTCCTATTCCTACGAAAAGAGCAGCCACACCTCTAGCTACCAGAGCTCCCAAGAGAACTAATGGAGCTGCTAATCCCATTAGAATTAACCCTCCTAGTGCTTTAGTTAGTGATAATAAACCTTCTGCTGTATTTTTGAGAGCTTTTGCTCCCTCTGCTGACTTTTTGCTGTCTAAATCTTTAAACGCATCTTGCATACCTCCAATAAGTCTAGCTAGAAGAGGTTTTTTGCCTTCGAATAATATTTTTGAAGCTAATTTTAACTTCAAAAGTTTCATAGGTGTCATCACTTTTAATAACACGTCAAAAGCATCACCTAATCCTTTTGCAAATTCACCAAAATCTTTCGCTGCAGAACTAGTGACTTTATTAGCCACTTCTACTAATTTCTCAGAAAATACGATTACATCTTCACCTTTCTTTGCGTCAAATGACATGACCGCAACAGAAGCGATAAGAGATTCTAGAGAAGAACCTAATCCTCCTAAAATAGCTCCTGCTTTGCCGACTTTCTTGTCGGCTTTATCGGATTTTTTATCCAATCCAGATTGGATAGCTGATAGGGATTTCTCCATGTTACGAGAAATCCCTATCAGAATATCAAATTGCTTGTCGTTCAAAACTCTAGAAAATCATTTTTCTATATATTCTTTCCTAGAATTAAAAATTCATGTTAGGAAACGAAGGCATGTTTGGCATACTTGGCATGTTCGGTGACATGCTTTTCATTTGTCTTTGCATTTGGCTCATATTGAAACTGTTGTTTCCGCCATTTCCTTCCTTTTTCTTTCTATCTTCTTCTTCTTTTTCAGCTAGCATTTTTAAACTATCCACCAATTCTTCTAATTCATAGAAGGCCATCTTGTCCATTTCAGATGGCTGTAAATGCGAATACTTAAGAAGTGCTGCTCTAAGATCATAAAAGTTTTGAAGAGATATCTGAAACAAGGAAAAGACTTTTGACTCCGCCTCGAAAGTTAAGGGGTGCCTCTACCTCCGTGCCGCACCCTGAACATTCATTTTTTAAATTTGCATTAACTGTCTTTTGCATTTTATCAACAAACCAGTCAACAACTGAAATTTTGTCTAATGACCATGCATAAGAATCTTGAAGAGTTTTATGATAAGAAGCTGAATTTAACAGTCTCCAGTCAGGGAAAACAAACGGCGCCCATCTTAAAAAGGCTTTGTCGTAATCTTCTTTAGTCTGAGCTTTTTCTCTTAAGTATGTTTTAATAAAAGACATCGTACCTAAAGTAGGTAAATAAAGTTTTATTTCTTCTCCGTTTTGTAGTCTCAAATGGAAACAACGTTCTTCTTCAGAAAATCTAGGTTGTAATTCATCAGCTGGAGTATAATAAGATAACATTTCTTTTACGATAGGACGTGTATCTTGTTTACCACAATTTTTACAGTCAAAAGAAACATTTAATGCATTCTCTCCTTTTTTGAATGTATATTCTCTAATAGCAAAAACGATGAAAAATCTATCAATCTCTTTAAGATCTTTAAAATTTCCCATTTGTCTAGGAAATCTTATTTTACAACATTTATCTACTATTCTATTTAAAGCATCATCTAAGCTTAATAAATCCTCTTCATCTATAGTAGACCAGTGACGAATCTCTGCAGCCATAGCAGCTCTAATAGTTATTTCGGTTCCGTCTGGGTAAAAAATACCTTGAGAAGGCAGCGAATCTAGTTTAACTCTAATCCAACCGATATCTTCTATAACTGTTTTCTCTTCTTCGAAAAGATGAACTTTTCCAAGACTTTTTCTTTCAGATTCTTCAGATTCTTCAGGAATTACACTTAGATTTTTTTCTCTCTCTTCGATTAAGCGTCTAGCCTCATCTTGAAAGTCATTCTGATTTTGATCCATTTTTTGTAAGTTTTTTTATTTATCTCTCTCTTTTTAGACTACTGCGAGATAATTATTTTAGATAGTCTTTAAAAGGGTTCTGATAAACAGAAAAGGAGCTCTGAATAGAGCTCCTTTTCGGTAAAAAATTTATAAAAATTATGCAGTAGTATCGTTCCAGTAATCTGCTCTGAACGTGAAACCTGATATTGTATACTTATCCGTTGATGCGTAGTCAAATTCGATAGCGTTGATATTAGTTGTTGGCCATACTACATCAAAAGTGTATCTTCTGAACACATCACCTACACGTGTATAAGCTTCTAAAACCATAGGTCCACCAGCGTAATCTTTCTTCAAACTCATAGCACCTGTCAATGGGTCGAATATTCTGTTACACCAAGCTTTTAAACCTTTATACATATACATAGAGTTGGCATCGTCTAAGTTGACCTCAAAATCTATCGTGATGTCCACAAAAGTTTGATCTAGCTTAGAGTTTGCGTAAGATCTTGTCCACCCTTTGTAAGTTTGTTGCACGCCTGCAGGAGGAGTTTTATCTACATCAAGACCACCAACTTTGATAACTTGTTCCATTAACAATGGAGTAGTCCAGTTTGGAAGACCTTTAGGAGGTTGAATAGTAATCTCAAACAAGTTAAGGTAAACCGGTTCGTACTTCTCCATAGAAGCCTTTGAATTTTTGTAATGTGGTAACTTTGCCATACTATTAAAGTTTTTTATCTTTTTTATTTATCTTTTCAAAAGTTAGTTTTTACTAGATTATGCTATAGTAAATCCTCCTGACGCAATTCCTCCAGTTTTAAGAACAGTTACTCTGTTGATAAATTTCTGTGCTCCTCTTGCAGGTTCTATACCAATGTCTAGGATAGCGAAATTTTGATCGATAATATCTGGAGTGTTATTAGATTCATCCATGATAGTAGCAAAATCGTAAATTCCTCCACCTGATCTTACTCCATCTAAGTAAGCATCTACAATTGATTTAATTTGCAATCTTGTAGAAGCATCGTTGAATTCGAATAAGAAATTAGCTAATACATCTTCTACAGCTTCTTCTACAGTGATTAACAAATCTCTAACGTGTAAATTATTGAATGCTGAAGGAGTTTTCTGGTATGCAGATTGATTACCATGAATCATGAATCCAATTCCTCTTCTGAATACTATCGGGTTCCAACCCATCGGCTCTAAATAATCTCTATCTTTATCAGAGAAATCATATTCTAAACCTACAAGTTTAGGATTTGAAAGAACACCTCGTCTTGGACCTGCTACAATTGAATAAGGTTGTCCGTTGATAAATTTACGGATAAAATTATTTGAAACATCTGCAGCCGGTGGAATACTGAAATTCTTGTTGTTTTCTCTGATCACTAAGAATGGTGCAAAGAAACCTGAGAATTTTGCTCCGTTATCTTCATCAGGTAAAGAATACGTGAATGAAGGTCCAAGTGTTAAGTTACCTCCGTCTGCAATGTATTGAGTCTTAAGTAACGGTTTTGGATCAGTTTGAGATGGTAATTCAGTAAATCTAGGATCAGTGCTTGCCACAAATTGCGAAATTGATGGAGCATTCATGATAGCTAAACATTTCTGTCTTTTCTTAGCAAGTTTAGTTACAATATTTTTTGGATAAGATTGCGTATTCAATCCACCGTTGAAAGTATCTATAATGTATCTAAAAGCTATAATATGTCTACTTGATAAAGCTTCAGGTAAGTTTGAATTAGCTTCATCTAACATACCTAAGATTTTTGCTAGTTGAGAATTTGAACCGTTAGGTAAATGATAGCTAGTAATTTTAAATCCTGGTAAGTAAGTAGGTTGATATCCAGGTGTAGCTTGGTCAACAGATTTATATCTAATGATATCAGATCCATAATTAGCTAGCCTCTGGTTAACATTTATTTCATAGTATCCACTATAAGTACCTGAAGAAATTTTCTTCTTACTTATAACTCTAGTTAAAATATAATCAGATATATTTCCTGAATTTAATGGATCAGCTACTAAATATTGTCCAACTTGTATTTTACTTTCATCTATAGCTGATACATAACAAGTAGTTCTTGTAGTGTTAAAACCTGTTGCAGTAACAGTAGATGCATAATCTCCAACTAAAGAGTAAATTCTTAAATCAGAACCTGTAGAAGATCCTGAAGAATCTTTAATATCAGCAAATGTCCAGCTTCCAGTGTATCCAATAGTTAAAGAAGGATCGATGTAAGCTTTGATAGTAACAGTTTTAACTGCATCAGTGTCAAATCCAAAAGATGCTGATAAATAAAGAGGAGTAGGTCCTGCTATATAAGCTATATCAGAATCAGATAAAATACCGGTATTGAAGTCTACATAAGCTGGAGAGAATTCATATCCTGTATAATAGCTTTGTTGTCCTGATACTACTACATGTTTAAATACGTCAGGTTGTTTAACAACTTTGAATGTTGTAATAGTACTATTGGTATCTATTACATCAAATAAAGATCCTTCATTACCTGAAGTAGCCTCCCAGTAAACTTTAAAGAATGTGTTAATGTATCCAATATTAGTAGCTCCTTCGAATTCAGCATTTGTTGTATCTACTGTAATCTCCGTATCAGATCCTGATGCTGCAACTGATACTACTCTAAAGTAATATCTTAAACCAGTATTTTCTGCAAGAATCCAGTTTCCAGGATTAAGATCTCCAAGAGCTCCTGCACCACTAACTACTATAGTCGAACTAGTTTTTGAAATTACCTGAGCATTTTTTCCGGCAGTAGTCCCTTCAGTCTGTTTATCAGGATGTGAAATTGCTAACTTTAATCTAATATCAGATCCTACTGTAACTTCATTGACAGAAGTTATCGTAGCTAATTTTGTACCTGAAACACCTTCAAATGCTAAAGATGATCCAGATTTAAGAGAAGATAATTCGGCGTATTGTGTTGCGCTGAAAAATTCTTTTCTTAATACTAAGATATTATTGAATTTACCTTCATTACCTGTACCATAGTAACTTGTAAGATAAGCAGCCTTAGATGGTACGTTTCTATAGTAACCATTAGTAGCAGGCAAATAACCAGCTCCTGCTGGTAAATTTGTTGTAGCAGCAGTACCTAAATCGTATTGATAAGTATTATTAGTTAGAGTATGAGTTGATACTCCAGTAAAATCTTCATATTCTTTAGAAGTAAAGTTATAAGAAAGGAAATTAATAGAACTATTAGTTGAATTAATTAATGAGTGACCTATCATATCTACTCTACCCGATATTGCAGTACTAGTAGCATCATAATCATTTAATGCATCTCTATTAAGAGCACAGAAAAGACCTGTAGTAGCTATAGCTGAGTTTATGATAGTATCTATACTATAGTTTACTCCATTGTTATCTACTAAATCGGGAATGATAGATCCTTGAAAAGATCCAAGTCTTGTAATTTGCGCGTTGTTCAAGAAATCATTCAATTTAGATTTGATAATTCCTCTAGTATCAAAATACTGTGAAAAGCTAGGATCTGCGCTTAATGTAGAAAAATCTGTCCAGTTTCCTCCTACTATATCAATACTAACAAAGTAATCAGATATGAAATCGAATTCTTTTATAAATTCTGGAACATTTCCAGGTCCAAACCAATCTCTTGCTGTTACATCAAAACCAGGTAAACTTCCCGTCTTTCTAATTATTACACTGTAAGGTGTTTGCCCCAAGTTTACAAAATTAAATAACTTCCCTTGGTTAGGTGAAGTTGAAGAGTTTACGTTAGCAAGAAAATATGAAGTATCAGGAAAGTAGAATCTTTCTTTGTTAAAGAAAGAACTGAATAAAACTGATTCTTCAGTACCATTAGCTTCAGTAGAACTTAATGAGAAACTTTTATACTTGACATAATCTGCATTAGCTGTTGTAACGTCGTTATTCAAAGGCATTAAGTTCAATGCGAAACATGGTCCTGTTTCCAAACAAGTGAATAAACTTCTATGGAAAAAAGAACCTTTGTTTTCAAGATCTTTATCTATGTCTCCGAAAATTCTTCTTGCAGTCTTAACATCATTACAGAAAACCGGTGCGTTAATAGGCCCCTTCTTAGAGAAACCTACTACTAATCTTGTTGTCTGAGTATTGATAACAATGCTTTCTGAAGCATCAAATTCTACAGTATATATACCTGATGCTTTAAATTGGCTCAGATCTAATCTTATTTTTGCCATGCTAGAACGTGTTTTTTATTTCTTCTTTTCTTTTACTATATATCTTAAACATTTTCATAATTTCTCATAGAATATTTTTTAAAAATGAAAAAGTATTATCATCTTTATCGATTTCAGCTTCAGCCAGTCTCTTTTGAATAAGATCTTTAGTATCTTCTTCAAGTAAATCGTACATTTCTTCTACTATATCTGAAAATGTATCAGATTGGAACATTGGAACCAAATTCACACATGACATTGCTACATCATCATGACCAGATTGAGAAGAATAAGTTCCTTTGTTATTTATACCAAAATCGTTCATTTCTTCAAAAGTTACTTGCTCGTTTAGGATAATTCTTTTTTCCATTACAAGTTTTCTAAACTCTCTACAAAAGAACATTTTATTATGTTTATGCAGCTTTATGCCTAATGAATAGGTCTTAGTTTTTTCATTATGTCTAGTATGTAAAAAGATGTCTTCGTAATACTCTGCATTTTTTGAAATCTTTTCAATAAAATAATCTCCTTTGAAATTGATCTCTAGAGATACTCTTACATTGTCTGGATTGAAAAACTTAAATATCAAAACTTCTGAGATTTTAGAAAGCTCTTCTGCACTAGATTTGTTAGATCTGTACATTCCTACTTGTCTAAGTCTGAAAAAACTAGCTTCGCTCTCTATTCTATCTCTTCTAAGCTTTCTTATAGCAGCTTTACTCATTTTTTCAACCTTGAAAATGTTTATGACACTGTAATCTTTACCAGCTCCATCTGCTATATCTATCGAAAGTACAAACTTATCATCGGTATCAATATCATAAAAACTAAAGTTAGGGTCCCATTTTAAGCTTTTGTAATCTAAATCAGAATATTCAAAATCCTGTATCTGATCCCATTTATAGTTTCTAACAATCTTCTTCATAGCTCTCAAAGCATCTCCGCCTAAAAGAAGAGTATCTCCTGCTAAGAATTGATTACCATATTCCTGGTTAAAAAGCTCTTCTGAGCCTAAGTTTGCAATTTCTCTGGCTTTCCACTTCTCATCTCTTCCTGGAACTTGCCACCAGTCTACTCTTATAGGAGTGTATTCATTTTTCTTTTCTACCGCACCATTATAGATCTCAAAGAATTTATTTCTTCCGTTAGGAGTGCTAGTAATTATAACTTTTGATATCAGAGAAGCTGCAATAGTAGGATAAACTGAACGATAGAAAGGCTCTATGAAACTGGGTTGAATATGAGCAAACTCATCCATGTAAGCAAGATGGATGGTAAAACCGATAGCTGCTGTTTTAGTAGTAGCCTGCCCCATTACTCTGCAACCGTTATCGAATTTCATAGTCATAACATTATTTGTTACGATTCCAGGTTTTAAGAAAAATGGCAATCCTTTGAATACAGATTTTATCTTATCTAAGATTTCTGCTGCAGTAGCACCTTTGTTTGCTAGAACTATTACATTTTTATCTACATTGAATAATAGATACCATGTAATAAAAATTGCAGAAGTAACAGTTTTTCCTATCTGTCTAGATGCTAAAAAGACATTAAAACGATTATCTTGGAAAGACCTAAGAACATCTTCTTGATAAGGACGAAGAGTAATTTTCTGTATACCGTAATCAGTCATTGCCATACAGTAATTATTAGCAAAATACACTACATCTGCTGCACATCTAGCAATTTCTTGTAATTCAAATTCAGAGTACTCGTAAACAATATCGGCTGCTTTCCAACTAGGATCACCTTCATGGAAAGGAGTTCCTCCCATTGGAGCATCTCCAGTTTCTTCTATTATTCTAATACATTCAGAAACTCTTTCTGAATTCCATACCCTGTTATGAGAATTATTCGTCTTTGTTTGTGAGGTCTTCGAAAGGGTCATCTAATTTCTTATTTTTAGCTTCATCCATGTAACCTTGAACTAATGACATTAATCCTTTTGTTCCTCTGAATTTAGTGGAATGCTCATCTGGGACATCTGTGCTTTCAGGAAGAATGTCTTGTGTTTTGTCTATAACATTTTTCCAATCGAAAGTTAAGTTCTTGTAATTACTTTCCATAGTAACCATGAAAGCTGCTAAATGTTTAACTATTTCCATTTTTGATTTTTGAAGAGACGCTAAAACTTCAAAGTGTCTAGCCTGAGGACTTCCGCTGTCAATCTCTTCAAGAAGTTTTTTGATAGCATGCTCTGCAGTTCTCATTTGAAATAACAAATTGGAAACAGTCAATTTATCAACTTCCATTTTTTGATAAACATAATCTTGTTCTTTTACAAATTCTGCTGGTAAATACATAAGAATGACAGATTCTACTATATCAGTAGCTTTCCTGTCAGTTTCAGTTTTAACCTCATCATAATTTAAAGGAGCGATAGATTTTAATTTTGGTAGAACATCTTCACCAGCTACAGCTTGAATACCTTCATTATTAACACCTAATAAGATGTCTTCAAGATCTTTAGCTTGTTTTTTTAGGTTCTCCATTTCTTTCTTATTCATAACCTGTGGTTTTTTCTATGATTTAGCTATTTTGTCTCTATCACATGACACAACGCTTAATCAAGCATTATTTTTCTATATATCAAAATTATAGTCCGTATTTCTTTCCAGTTATGATTCCTCTTTTTTCAATGAGAAATTCTTCTATAGTTAACTTAGAATTAAGCCATTTATGAATTAGATCTAAATTTTGATCCGGGTCTGATAACCACTCTTTTTCAGTAGCATTTTCTATCCACTCAGTAGTTATAAAATAAGCTTTAGCTATGGGAGCCCCTAAAATAGTCTTCACATTTGGACAATGTTGAGCAAAAAATATACTTTCTCCTTCTATTTTTGAAGGTGCACCTTCAAATGATTCTAATAAATTATTATTTCCACAATTAAAAACTTTAGTAACTATCTCAGGTGATCCTATAAGATTTTTAATGCCTAGATTTTGTACATGATATTCTCTAACTTCTTTTGGTCCTCCTTCTAAAGTTTGAATATTAGGGCAATCTTTGAGCCTAAATTCTTCTGAAGATTCTGGACAACCTTTAAGTGTTCCAAGATTTTGACATCTTTCGATAGTAAAATTTGAACGATGATCGGCAAATTTCACAGGAAGAGAAAATGTTTGTGAATTTTTAATAGTCACATCTCCTCTAACTTCTATTAGAGTATCTCTATTACTATCCACAGCTTTCCATCGATCTCCTAGCCATATATTACACCATATAGTTTGTTTTCTATTAAGATCAGATGTGGCTTTTTCAAAGAGCCAGTTTTTATAGTTCTTTATCATATTGATACGTAAGCTTGTATTTCTTTTTCTCCTGATCTATAAAGAACAGCTGTCCTATTATATCCGTCTATCACTTCACCTTTGTATACTACTATAGGATTTTGCAATTCTTCCCAAGACGGCTCATAATCTGAATCTTCGTATCTATCTTCTCCACTCATTACATATTCTTTCAAAGATTCATCTTGAGCAAGAAGATCGTCAATTTTTAAAGTTTTTAATTCAAATTTAGCGTTAGCGTTCTTTATAACATCCATATAATAATCAGGAATATCTGTTTCCGGTGTATCAGAAATTTCTGTCATATAATCGCAAATCTCTTTAGCTGTATAGATCTGCTCATTTAAAAATTGTTCAAAAGTTTTCATATTATCTAGTGTATCCAATATACGGCATTTTAGATGGTGGCAATGCATTGTCTATGATTAATGCTATATGTGCATCTTTCACGATATTCTGATTTAAGATGATAGTCTGTTTATCAGTTTCAGCTACTCTGTTGAATAGCCTAATATTCGTCAAATCCATAGAAGATGGGCGAAGATAATAATCTATTCCTGAACTACGATCTTCTTTGTTTATAGAAACTGTCTTATTTAAAACTAAAACAAGATCTGTTGTAGCTGGTAAATTAGTGACAGAATCCCATTGGATTTTCCAAATATTTAGAGTAAGTTGTTTAAAAATGTTACTGAAATTGACAAAAATAGCATACCATTTATTCTTTGCTAGAGAAGGTATTGAGTTAGGTAAACTGAAATAAAACTCATCTGAATTCGACAGTACTTTAAAATGTCGTTGGCCATATAATTCTATTTTAATACCTTTATTGTTATCCAATGAGTCTAAGAATACACGTGGTGCACTCTTTTGAATTTGTAAATCAACATAATTTTGCCAAGAGCTAAAACTAAATTGAACAAAATCTAAGACATATTGAGGAATCTCTACAGTAACTATTTGCGAAGAAAGTACTCTTGTAACAGTTCCAAATAACATAAATTCTGAACTAGAAGATCTAGTTATTTCTATATTATCTCCTACAAATAACAAAGCTTTTCTAGATAACTGCACTTGAATTTCTCTAAAATGAACGTCAAAGGTAAAAGAGTCTATACTGTTTTTAGGAAAAACACTTTCTTTTATTCTAAACCATGCAGAAAATGCTCGATCTTCAGTTGATGGGAAATTTGAAGAGGCTTTATATGCTACAATTTTCTCAGTATAATAATTAGCATCGACTACATCGCATGAAACTAAAGGAGAATCAACAGACCCAGTATACTCATTTTCATATAAAGAAAATATAGAACCTAATGTGAATATTTGCGAATAACTAAAATTGCTTTCAGCTTGAGAGCTTCCTGGAGAAAACTTGAAGATACTATATCCTTTTGAATCTTTTCCAAGAAATTTAAACTTCTTGATAGAGAAATAAAATTGAGGATCTGGCTGAGAAGATGAAGGATCTAACCTAGCAAAATAAGTTTTATCTTTGACCAAGTCTGTAGAAATTTTCACTTTTATTTCTGACGAATCTAAAAGAGATGCCATATTATAATTAAATTCGGAAATAACAGTGTGGTAATTTAAAACTTTCTCTTCTTTAACTTCTTGATTACTTGATAAGTAAGATCTTACAGGATCTTCTTTAGTAGTAGCTACTTCAAACTGCTGAGGATTAGTAACTTTAATCTCTTCAGCTTTTTGTTCTTCTCCGAAAAGTTTACCTGCACTAACAGTAAAGCTTTCTAAAGTTTCTAAAGTTTCTGAGTTTTCAACATTAGTTTTTGGTAACCATTTGATTAGTGTCACTTTAAAATAAAGCGGCTCATTCATAAAGTCTCTAAACATGTAAGCGCTAGAAACTTCATACACCCTATTTGTTCTAGGAAAGTAGATCACGTCTCTTTTCTGAGGTCCAGTTCCGTCACCAAAAATTTTCTGGAAATAATCTTTATCTACTTGAACTTCAAATGGCATTTCAAAGTCTACACCAAACGGTCCCATGCTTAATTTATTATCGGGGAACGCATTATCTGGAACTACTATTTTGACACATTGCCCTTCATCATGTTCAAAAAGAGAATGTTCCATTAAGAAAACATCTTTACTTCTTCCGTAAGGTAGAGCTCTGTAATAAATAGTATCATGCCCAAACATGCTATTTACCATCAAATTTAGATCCTTATAGAGACGAATAGCTCTATTCATCTTATAAGGTTCCCATAAGAAATTAGATTTATAAGTTACAGGGAATGCGTATACTTTATCTTGATTTTCTATTCTAGGAGTTACGTAACCAGTATAAGGATCAGAGTATTTCTGCGTATATACAGGAGCTACTTTTTGAAATGTCACTGGTCCTCCACTTAGAAGTATGTATCTAAATTGGAACCATACTGCATCATGAGAACCTACAGCTAAAAGATTATCTTCTGTAATCTCTTGGAATTCTGAAAAAGTTGTACTATCTATAGAATACCTAAATTCTTTTTTCAAGATAGTACCATTTCCGGTATCCTGAAAACACTCTTCTATTCCTGTAATTTTTTCTACATTACAGTACGCATCTTTATTGGCTAGAACTACGTATTCTCCTGCCGTGTATAAAGTGTAAGTAGAAATACTGCTCATCTGTTTTTTTCTTTATCTATATATCAGATGGCCTCACATTTAAATGTAATATCTTTAAATATTAAATTTGTATAAAATCAAATAATTATGAACTATAAAGACTATGCAAAACTTGAAAAAGAACTTCAAAATTCATTAAGAGAATCTATCAAAGCTCACGATGAACATAAAGCGAAATTGGATATGATACGAGAAATTATCGAATTAGATAAAAAAATTAATCAACTATCATTTAATCTGACGCATTTTTATACACTTGAAAAATATATTAATGCAATCAGTCATCATCTATTTTTTAATAAATCTGAAAAAAAATATATGAAAATTTTTGATGTAAGACCGATGCAATTGTATTCTGCTATAAGTGGAATTAAATTAGCAATGGAAGCACGAAATACATTATTGCCTAATGGAAGTTTACTAGAGTTTTTTCGACAAAACCCTAGTGAAGAATTAGTAAAAAGTCAATTAAAATGGGCCAGAAAGATTTCAGACGTTGATGCATCCTTTTTAGATAAATATGGAGATTCTAATCGTTGTAAGCATTTAATAATTTTACAATGGTCGTCTCAAGAAATTGTAGATCCATTTACTAATAAAGATTCTATATTTGCAAATGCTAACATTTGCATTGGAAAAAAATGTATCAAAGATGAATGGGTAGTACAGGGTACAATGGAAAAATTATCAAATTCATTATTTGGATCTGAAGGAAGATGGGGAGTTGTTAAACATCCAAAAAGTCTAAAAGAACCTTTTAGACTTATTAATCATGTTTTGAATGAGGGCTATAACTATAGTTCATCAAATTCTGAATCTCTATTCATAGTGAAATTTTTTCAAACCATGATGTTAGATTATTTCAATAATATAGCTAGAATTAGAAATACTTCGAATAAATTTGGTCTATAGAGCATTTTGTGATTTTAGTATTTTTTCTAAAGAACGAATATCTGATAAAAAATTATCTCCAAAGAATTTAACATTTTCGTCAAAATCTCTTTTTGAGATTTCATTCTGATCGCAATACCATTTTATCATTTCAGGAGAAGGTAGATCAAGTTTTTTCTCAACATCTTTCTTTTTGACAGTTTTTGCATATACCCATACTGGAGTTCCAGAATGTAACGATGACATATTTCTATGCCAATAATCAGACACTGCTTCAGGGTTGATCTTATAATGAGACAGCATGTTAGCTTGCACAGGATATTTTATGCTCATAAATCGATTGAGCATAAAAAAATTTCTAGATTTGTCAGTGTTCTTTAGCGATTTCCAAGATTTCTCATCTCTTGAAAAAACAAGCTTAATATAGTCAAATAATTGTATCATGTAATTTATATGATAAAGAACTCAAAGTTCTCAACCAAATTACTTACCTGAATAATTTAACCACCACATTACTATTCCCATAATAAATTGAACAACTGCGAAAATAGTAATAGATTTAGTCTTAAACTCTTTAAGTTCTTTGATTTCAGTGACCATACCGTTCAACTGACTAGGAGAAACTATATCACTAACTTTTTCTTTCCAATCAGTTAGCTTATCTACTTTATCTTCGCGGTCCTTGATCAGCGCTATTTCTTTTTTAACGTCTTGAATTTCAGCGTTAAGATTTGAAATTCCAATAGCTAAAGTTTCTAGTTCTTTAAGAACGAGTCTAGAATACTCATTCCATCCATTTTGATCTGACATCCTAAGAATAAGTTTTTTTTATGATAGTTTACTGATCAATTTCTCAACCTCATCTATGACATTTTTTTTATTCATTCTAGGTTTAGTTAAAAGATCTTTTATCTTTGATAAACAAGAAATAGTTTCTTCTTTAATCAAGCATACAGTGTCCTCTTTTTTGGAGATTTCTTCTGCTAGAAATTTTAATCTTTCTATATTAGATTTACGTTCCATTTTTTTAAAAGAATTTTTACTTGGCTATCTCTAATTTTATATATCTAGAGAATGTTAAAAAAGGATTCATGCACTAAAAAAGTCGGTATTTTTTTACCGACTTTTAAAAAATTATTAAATGGAAAATTAGATAATTTCATCTATTATTCCAAGCTTGATAGCTTTCTTAGAATCAATATACCAATCTATTTTTCTTTTGTAGATTTTTTGTAACTGTTCTTTGGTAATCTTTGTTAGAGCTGTAGTATGTTCTTCTATTTTAGATTGCAATCTCTTAACTTCGATAACTTTTTCTTCAATATCTTTAGCTTTACCTATCATACCGCTGCTAACTTGGTGGTACAAATAGGTACTTCCAGGATAACCGAATCTCTTGTGTCCAGTGATAGAAATTAAAAATGCACATGACATTGCACATCCTGTAACAATTGTATGAACAGGCACTTTTGAAGCACCCATGATTCCTAGCAAGCCTAGACATTGGTAAACTTGACCTCCGTATGAATCGATATATAAATTAATCGCTTCTGATTTATATTTTAATCCATAAGCTTTATAGATCTTTTTATTTTTTTCATCCGATTCATTGATCTCTATAATAGCTCTAGATATACTATTGATACTATCCTGATCTACTTGTTTAGCTAGATATAAATTTCTATTTCTAGGTTCTGGTAAATTAATTGTCGACATTTTTTATTTATTTAGAATTGATTGTATAGTAAAGACACATGATAACATTGTAACAGCTGGATCTATAACCTGAGTTCTTTGAGCTTGATGTTTAGCTATTTCAACTATGATCATTGGAATATTTGAAGTTTTAGCTGGTTGTTTCTCAGATAACCATTTAGGAAATTCATCACCAAAAGCACTTAAGACATCATCGACTCTAGATCCATATTGATTTATCATAAAAGTATAATTTTTATAAGGATCTGGAGCAGAAGTGCATATCTCGAATACATCTTCAAAAGACCATTCAGTCTTCATGATAGATTCTCTAGTAAGCTCTGTTATTCCACTTATCTGCATTGTTTGTATTCTGTTGAAAAGTTTTCTCATATCAGGTAAACAACGTTTAACTAATTCTTCAACAGCTTCCTCAGTAAATGTAATATTTAATTTACTCAATACAGTAGAAGCTCTTTTAACTTGTTCATTATAAACAAAAGACTCTTCTTCAGTATCTAAAAAATCAAAATTCACCAAAGTAAATCTTGAGTGCATATGATCTGGTATTTTATTGAAATAATTACAAGTTCCAATAAATCTAGCTTGATCTGCAAACTTTTCAATAGTTCCACGAAGAGCTTTAAAGAATTGTTCAGAAACACCGTCAATCTCATCAAGTATAACTACTTTAACAGCTTCAGCTCCATCCATGACAGAAATAGTAGAACAGAAAGTATTAATCTTATTTCTAACTGTTTCTACACCTGTTTCATCTGAACAGTTAATGTAAATGTAAGGATACGCTCCAGCTAAAACCTTGGCAGCAGATGTTTTTCCTAGTCCAGGTCCTCCGTAGAGTAAATAATTTTGTTTGAGAGTTCCATCTCCAAAAATAGCTCTAATACGTGGTGGTAAGATGAGCTGATCAATTTTCTTAGGTCTTAAGACCTCTGTGAGTAATCTATTTTTTGACATATGCTGTTATATAGTTAATAAATTAAAAGTTTCGATTGATGCACCATACGATGAATTGATAACTATTTTTTCAAAGGCTCTAAAGTTTTCAAGAGACTGGATAACTTCATAAATTTCACATAGACCTAAATGGTCAGTCTCTGAAACTTTATAAGAAATGTTATCAATTGTGATTATTCTTTTTCCGTCTATTCTCGATCTATAGATCATA